TATATGAATCAGGTTGTTAAAGTAACCGATTATAAATCAATACCATCTGTAACCCACGTTGATAAATCAGCGAGAATACAAACAGTTACGAAAAAGCAAAACCCACTTTACCATATGCTACTTAAAGAATTTAAAAAGGTTAGTGGTACACCAATACTATTAAACACATCTTTTAATTTAAGAGGGCATACAATGACTAATGACCCACAAAAAGCAATTTGGACATTCTTAAATTCAGATATGGATTATTTAGTATTGGGTAATTATTTAATTGATAAGAAATGAAATTATACGCATACGGAGATAGTTGGACAGAAGGTCAAGGCTGTAGATTGGATGAAGAAAATTCTATAAAAGATAGAATGTATCTTAAAGATTTTCGAAACAAATATTCTTGGCCAATAAAATTAGCTAGTAAATTAAGATGTGACCACGAAAATAATGGATGGAGTGGTAGAGCGAATAACTTAATTTTTAACGATGTAATTGCAGATTTAAGAAATGGGAAAATACACAAAGGAGATTTGGTTATTATAATGTGGAGTTCATCATTAAGAGACCACGTACATTTTTTACCAAAGGGTGAATGGATTAGTTGGTCTGTAAAAGAACTAGCACTATTACCACATAAGTTTTTTGAATCTTACAAATATGGTGATGATAAGTACAACGGATTTTTAGAACAATATAAAAAGTTTTTTTTAGAAAATATGTTTAATCAAAACTATTATAATATAATAAATCAAAATTATATTGTTTTCTTACAAAAGATGTTAGAAGAATATGGCGTTAAATATCTAATGCTAGATGCTTTTGATATGATGGTGCAAGATTTAAATAGAGAAGATGATATTACACATTTGATAAATAAAAAAAATTATTGGGGATTCGCTAAACAAACCATTAGGGATTTCTTAGTTAAAACATCAGATGAATCAGCTTGGGAATACCCCAATTCATTTGAAGAAATACCATCAAAACACCCCAATGAAAATGGTTATAATCTAATAAGTGAAGAACTTTATAATTATATAGTAGATAACAACATAATATAATGGCATCAGAATTTCAACTATTTGATGGTAAAAATTTATCATCATTATTTAAAGATATATACGAAAACCAACAAAACAAAAAGAAAAACATTTCCGATTTGATTGAATCATTGAGGAAACTAATTAAGAATGTTGGTGAAGCAACTGTTATTGCTCCAATTATCAAAGACTTAATAGAGGTATCGGTTAAGAACGATGACCATCTTATTAAACTTGCAACAATTGCACAAAGATTAGCAGCAGCAGAGGCAAAGGGTATTGGTGAAGATGGTTGGTTAAGTGAGCATGAAAAAAATCAATTACTTACTGAATTAGAAGATACAGTAAACGAAATTGAAAAGAAAAATGAAGAAAAATTGGTTGATATTCAAATAGAATTAGATGATATTAAATCAAAAATTTAATGGCTAGTATTGAATCATATTTAGCAACGGTAGATAAAGTATTCCCTATTGATGTGGATTTAACTCCATATGAAAAGGGTGAAGATGCAGAGATTATGTTACATATAAAGCATTAGAACCAACCAGCAACAATAAACCAAAAGAATCAAGCGGTAATGGTCAGAGTTTAAGAGAAACAAAAGATTCGGGTGGTCAAACTAATTCTGAAAATAAAAAAAGTTCTACGGAAGAATATAAAGTAAACGAAAAAATTAAATTCTTAAAACCAAAGCAAGGCGATACTATCATAAGTGGTAGAGTTGGCAATACGATTCGCTTTAGTGAATTTCATTTAACCGAAGATGGTAAAACATCATCACCTGGTATATTCATTCGTAATAAACAAAACCCAGAGTTAGATTCTAAAAAGATTGGTGAATTGATTGATGAGGATATTAATAAAGATGGTACATCTATTTACATCACATCTAATAAAATAAAAGTTCCATTTAAAGAAGAAATAAAAAAAGAAAAGAAAGGATTTAAAGATTATCCCAATTCTAAAGATTTAAGTGGAGACCAGTTATTTGTAAATTCAGATAGAATTATATTATCAGCTAAAGCAAAAGAATTTATTATATTTGGTAAAGGTAATACGGGTGTTATTACCGATGGTAATTATTCTATTGATGCTGAAAAAGAAATATACTTTCATAATAAGAAAAATATAACAATTCATTCAGAAGGTTCTAACAATATCTTTTTAAATTCAGATAATGGTAAAATATATTTGGGTAAAGATAAAGGTGAAGGAGCAGCTGGTGCAGCTGTTCAGAAGATGGTTATGGGTGGCGAATTAGTAAAAATAATGGGTGAGTTAATAGATGAAATAACGAAGCAAATATATGCAACACCAGTTGGACCAACAGCAACTGGCCCAGTAAATATAGCAGCATTCAAAGCGATAAAAGGAAAATTAAATACTTTATTATCTGCCAAGAACTTTTTAAGTAAATCATAATGTCTTGGACACTATTTAAAATAAATGTTTTAAAATCTATGGTATCTTTTCAATTCGCAAAAGATACAGATGCATTTGCTGATTTTTATGCTAAAGAATATGACCAATGTATAAAAAGAGGTGGTGATATGTTATATGGTGTTCCTGTTATAAATGGTAACGTTAGCGGAATGGCTGATGTTATTAAAAGAGCATTAAAAAAAGGACAAGATAGTGATGGTGAAAATTTTAATATACTACAAGAAATATACCCATCCGCATTCGATGCATATTGGCAAGGCGCTGAAATGGCACCAATACCAAACCCATTACTAAAGCCTGCCGGATGGCAATCAACTCCACCAGCACCAGGAACAATTATGAATATTGGTCCAAACCCAATAATGTTAGCAGCCTCAGCTGCGCTACATAAAGCTGAAGTAGAAGCTACAAAAGCATTAGAAGATAAATTAAAAGAACAAACTATTAATATACCACCAATTGGTGAAGTAAATGTATATGAAGTAATTCAAAAAATATTAAAAAAAGAACCAGTTGATTCTAAAATATCCAATCATCCTGCGATAAAAGCAGGAAAAAATATAATACAAAAAGCAAAACAGGCTAAAAAGAAAAAACCATCAATAGGTTCTCAATTAAAAAAAGCAATTAAATTTCCATTTCCACCATTACCAAAAAGAAAAGAAATTATAGAAAAAGCTAAGAATAAATTATTAGAAGCTGCAGTTGAACAATTAAAAGCTCAATTAATTATACCAATAGAAGCAACTATATTAGCACCAATAATATCAGCCATACAAACCGCAGTTGAAATATCTAACAATATTCCAAACCCAAAACCAACTCCACAACAAATTAAAAAATTTGTAAAGGATACAATAGATGGTGTAGTTCCCGAAATACAACTGCCGGGCATCAATATACCAAAAGTACCAACAAAGGAAGAGTTAAAGAAAATGGTAGAAGAAAAAATACCAACCAAAGAGGAATTATTGGCAATGGCTTATGATTTGATTAAAGATAAAATACCACAAATTCCTAATATATTTTTTATACCACCAACCATTAAATTTAGTTTTCAAACAAATATAATGATTAACCCATTTGTTAATGTGGCTAAAACCCATTTAATGGGAGTTAGTGGAATTATGTCCGTTATGGCACAATATCCACCACCCGCTCCACCCGCTCCGGCAATACTCAATTGGAGTGGTTATAAAATCATAGGTTAATACAATCGTATTAAATTTATTCTTTCAATATTTATTATTAAACATATACAAATTATTATGGATTCAAAATTATTAGTCGGATTAATTAAGGAGGTTGTTAAGAGTGAAGTTAAACAACAAGTTAAAGAAGAATTAGCAAAGCTAATCAAATCCGGTGCAGTTACATTAAATTCACAAAAGAAAACATCTACTCCAACATTGAGAGAGATGACAGAAGTTGCTCCTAAAAATATTAAAAAACAGCAACCAATTGTACAACAAAAACCTCAACAAGTAAAAGAATTTACAAAAAACCCAATACTAAATGAGGTATTGAGTCAAACAACACCATTCACTGCCGCACAAAGAGCAGAAAGTGGTGTGCCTGGAGCAGGTGGTAGTGTGTTAGATATGCTACAACCACAACAAAGTATGGAAGATGAGTGGGAAACTATGGATTACAGAATGATACATGATATTCCACAAAACACACCAAACTTTGAATCAACAGGAGATGCATTGCAAGATGCAACTGTTAAAGCATTGACAAGAGATTATTCAGAATTAGTAAAGAGATTTAAATAATGGCAATAGAGCTTGGTAAAGTAAAAGTAGATGATTTAGTTGAAAATGACTATAAAGTTTTAGGTATTGGTATAAACCAATCATCTAATTCTAATGGGGTTTTTTCAACTAATTTCACAACATTACAACAAGCTAAAAATAATTTAAAAAGTCTGATTCTTACAAAAAAAGGAGAAAGATTAATGCAACCTGATTTTGGTTGTGATGTTTGGAAAGTATTATTTGAACCAATTGATAATATAGAAGTATCAATAGAAAATTCTATAATAAATGCGGTTTCAATATGGTTGCCTTATTTAAATATAAACGAAATAATATTCGATTATGATGAAAATGATATAGATACAAACAAAGTATCTTTGGATATAAAGTTTTCATTACAATCAAACCCATCACTATCAGACTCAGTACAAATAAATGTAGAAAAGTAAAATGGCAATAAATCCTATTAAAAAAACCTTTGGAGAAAAAAAGACTTTGAATTATTTAGGAAAGGATTTCGATTCTTTCAAGCAGAATCTTATTGATTATACAAAAACATATTTTCCAAATTCATATTCAGATTTTAATGAGGCATCTCCAGGTATGGTATTTATCGAACAAGCCGCAGCAATTGGAGATATACTATCCTTTTATCAGGACACTCAATTAAAAGAATCTATGTTAGCACATGCTACAGAACGTAAGAACGTTTTAGCATTAGCACAATCTATGGGGTATAAACCAAAAGTTACATCACCGGCAATCACTACAATAACTGTATATCAATTAGTTCCATCTAAAGGAGCACCTAATTATGAACCAAATGAAGCATACTATTTAAAGATAAAAGATGGTATGGAAATAGAATCGGCTACAAATAATTCGGTTGTATTTAGAACGGTAGATACGGTAGATTTTTCAAATTCAACTGATAGAGAAATTGATGTTTATGAAAGAGATGGTAATGGTGTACCACTACAATACTTAATTACAAAAAAAGTAAAAGCAATTTCTGCTAGAGAAGTATCGACTACAATTAGTTTTGGCTCATATGAAGAATATCCAAATGCCGTATTAACCGATACGGATATCATTTCAATAACAAATGTTACCGATGGTTCTGGAACAAAATACTATGAAGTTCCTTATTTAGCACAAGAAAGTATATTTGTAGAGCAACCAAATACTGAAGCTAATGGTGGAACTCTAAGTGAATCATCATCGATTGTACCATACATTTTAGAAGTACAAAAAGTTCCACATAGATTTTCTGCAAAAGTTAATTCTGATAATACAATAACTTTACAATTTGGTAGTGGAAATAATTCAGCCGGATACGAAGATGAAAAATTATTACCAAATACAAAAAATGTGGGATTAGGATTAGCTAATTCAGTTCAAAGATTGAATCAAGGAATAGACCCATCTAATTTTTTAAAAACAAATACATTTGGAGTAGTGCCTGTAAATACCACTCTAACTGTTAAGTATTTAGTTGGTGGTGGTATAGCATCAAATATAAACCAAGGTGATTTAACATCTATCCGTAGAATTGAATTTGAAGAAGATTTATTATCTTTTAATACAAATGATGAATTAAATTCATATAATGCCGCAAAAGGAACTGTTGCTGTTGAAAATTTAGAAGCAGCAGTCGGTGGTAGAGGGGCTGAATCAATAGAAGAAATCAGACAAAACGCATTAGCAATGTTTGGTTCTCAAAATAGAGCAGTAACTAGACAAGATTATGTAGTTAGAGCATTATCAATGCCGGAAAGATATGGTAGTGTTGCAAAAGTTTATGTAAGTCCAGATGGAGAAGTTGATAATAACTCACCGGCATCAATACTTGCAAACCCACAAAATATAGCAGAGTTTGTTGGTTTAGTTGAGGGGTTAAAAGATAAATCAAAGCAAGACATACAAAAAGAATTAGTTAAATATCTTACACAAAAGAAAACAAATATAGCAGAAGTAAATAATCCATTTGCTATAAATATGTACGTTTTAGGATACGATGTTAATAAGAAACTAACTCAAATAAACCAAGCCGTTAAGCAAAACCTAAAAACATACATAGGAGAATATAGAATGATTACCGATGCGGTAAACATTATAGATGGATTCATTGTAAACATAGGAGTTGATTTTGAAGTTGTAGTATATTCAAATTATAACAAAAGAGAGGTTGTAGCAAATTGTTTAACAGAAATTCAAAATTATTTTAACATAGATAATTGGACATTTAACAAACCAATAAACATTTCAGAAATAGAATTGATACTCGCAAATGTTGAAGGTGTAATGAGTGTACCATCTGTTAAGATATATAACTTATGTGGAGGAGATGGAAACTATTCTCCAAATAAATACAATATAGATGAAGCAACTAAAGGTAAGATAATTTATCCATCTTTAGACCCTTGCATCTTCGAAGTAAAATACCCTAACAAAGATATAAAAGGAAGAGCTTTATAATATGCATAAATTTTTCACATCATCATACGATGCCAGTATCTACCTACAACAACCTGAACAAAACGCAGGTAGAGATGAGATATTAGAGGTTGGTAAACTATATTATGGTTCTATAAAAGATATTGCAAGAACCTTAATAAAATTTGATGTTTCCAATATGGGAATACCAAGCGGTTCGACTGTGTATTTAAATTTAAAATCAGCACAAGCCGAAGAAATTCCATTGGAATATACAATATATGCCAACGCCGTTTCTCAAAGTTGGACAATGGGAACGGGTACTAAATTTGATAATATAACTTCAGATGGTGTTAGTTGGAAATATAGAAATGGAAGTAATAAATGGGTTTCATATGATACAACAGCGGGCGGAGCGGTTTATGTTACATCCGGAAACACAACAACAGGTTCAGCAAACGCTGAAGGTGGGGTGTGGTATTTAAGCGGCTCAGCATCTCAATCTTATAATTATGAAGAAGCTGATATAAGAATGGATGTTACAAACATTGTTAATATATGGTTAAGTGGCTCAGTATCAAATAATGGATTTATACTTCATCATAGCTTAGAGGCTGAAAACGATACATCCGATTATGGACTACTTAAATTCTTTTCAAAAGAAACTAATACAATTTATCAACCAAAATTAGAAGTAGTTTGGAATGATATATCATTTGTAACAGCTAGTTTAACACCAACAACAGGTTCAGCAGAAGAGGGGTATAAAGTAGTACTTACTAATTTAAAAAATGAGTATCCTGCTAATGAAACTATAAAAATTAGAGTTAAAGGTAGAGATATCTATCCACTAAAATCATTTAGTACAACTTTTGAATATGACCAAGTTAAATACTTACCGACTAGTTCATATTATCAATTAGAAGATTATAAAACAGGAGAAGTAATTTATCCATTTGGAGATTATACTAAAATAAGTTGTGATTCTACATCCAACTATTTTAATATGAGTTTAAATACATTACCAATTAATAGAACTTATAAATTAAAAATTAAAATAGTTGAAAGCGGTATATCTACAATTATCGATGATAAATTAATTTTTGAAATAGTATAAAATGACAGGATTAGAAGCGATAGCACAAAAATTAGAAGAAAAAAGACAATCGGATTTAGAATCTATTCTAACTATTTCCGGTTCTCAAGCTATTGCCAAAAATGAATATGGTGTTACAATAGTAAACGAAAAAAACATAGCATCATCTTTAATATTTAAAGAATTAAGTAAACCAAAGTATGATGAGGTTGAATTAGTAAAAGCTATTGATTTAAATATCAAAGAGCTTAAACCTGATATTCCAAAACCGAATTTGGATTTAATACCAAAATCATTATATGATGATGAAGTATTACAAAATGAAGATTTAAGAAAGCAGGTATCCGATTTAACATCTGAAGTTAGTAATTTAAACACAAGAATAACAGACTTAGAATCGCAAGTACAATCTGAAATAAACGAAAGACTAGCGATTGAACAATCTAATGATGCATTAGTTAATCAATTAAATACATTAACACAAACTGTTGATGATTTTGCTTTACAAATTCAAAATTCATTACAAAAATCAGTAGAAGAAGGTATTTTAAGAGCATCGCTTCAATCACAAAATACAGGTTTCAAAGCTCAGATTCAGGCATTAATAAAACAAATTGACTCTTTAAATTCTATCATTGAAGGATTACAATCTCAATTGGGAGCAGTACAAAATCAACAAGCGATTATACAAGGTACACAAGCTCAAGCACAAGCCGCAGGTGCTGATGTTATAAATGATATAGCAATCGTTAAATTACAACCAGAAGAAGATGCAAATGCGCCAAAAATATGGGCTAGATTTAGCGCAACGGGCGGTAATCAATGGAAAAATGGTAAATCAATATCCATAACAAATAACGATAAACAACCAATAACTGTAACGTTAACAGCTAATATCCCACTCAAAAGAATATAAAGGTGGAACTTTAAAAGTATCTATAACTCGTTCAGATGGTACTGCTAAAGATAAAACATATGAAACAGGTTTTGGTAAATATCATCCGAGTTCGTTTTAATATATAAACCATGAGTATTAAAAAATATACAAACTTTGAATTAATTGATGCTAATACATCAAATAAGGGGGAGTTTTTGCAAGAAAACGACAGATTTATAATCAATCAAAATCAAATAGAGGATACCGATTTTGGAGATTGTAAGTATGATGTTATGGAGGTGTCGGTTTATGATATCAATACAAATTTATTGCCAAATAAAAATGGAAAAAATGTTGCCTATATAAAAACGGGTGATATTAAAAACTATCTTTATAATTTAAAAAATAATGCAGGACAAAAAGAATTAGCTATTGATATTGAAAAATTATTAAACGATTTAGGATTTACAAATGGTATCCTTAAAGTAAACATAAATTTTGTTAGAAATAAAATTGGTTCTGAAAACGAATTAACCAAAGTATGGATTCAGGAAATAGCACCATCTAGAGAAGAAATTAGAATACTACCATTATCTACTACCGATATAAATGTAAATGAAAAAACAAAAAAAGAATTTATAAACGTAAATAATTTAAGTAAAGATTTTAAATATTATAAAAAAAATATATTAGATTCATTGGATTCATTAGAATCCACTTATTTAGATTCAATTGGTAATTTAATGATTAATAGATTTGGTAAAGATTTTGAATCTATTTTGCGTAAAGATTTTGGATTATCCAATTTTAATGGATTTAAAAAAAGAATATTTTCCGATTTTAAAACAAGTATAATTTACTGGCTAAATAATAGAGAATACGATATATCTCAATCTAATTTTGGACAAAAATCATTTATAAGATTTGAAGATTGTGAACAATATGATTTTCAAATGTTAATTAATGAAATTCAAAGCATATTAAGAAAAACTATTGAATATCATACTAAAACATTAAAAAGAAGAGATATTGCTATTAAAGTACTTCCAAAAGAATTTGAAATTACCGAACTTAAAAAAGAAATTAAAGATTTAGTTGGTGATATACAAATTGCCGAAAATAAAGTAAGAAATGTTTATAACCCGGAAAAAGTAGAATTGAATATTAAAGGTACTAGAACATTCGAAATAAAAACAGAGCAACCAATAAAAATAGAACCAGAACCTAAACCAATTCTTCCAATATTTGATTTACCTCCAAACCCACCGGTTAAGGAAGAGCCAATTAAAATAGAACCTATAAAGGAAGAACCGATTAAGATAATAAAGCCAGACCCTATTATTAAAATAGAACCTGTAAAAGAAATAATTCCAACTCCATCTGAAGGTGGCGGGGGTGGTGGTCCTCGTGGCGGAGGCGGTGGCGGTGGATACTATTCTGGTGGTAGAGATTTTGGAACTGGCGGAGGTAGAGAAAATGTATATGTAGATGATGTTAGACAAAGAGAAAATATACAATAGGATATTTATAATAAAGAATAAAGAGTGGTAAAAGCATTAGAAAATATATTTGGAGGAGAACCAACTCTAAACTCATACGAAGGTACTGGTCAATACTCTGCTTTCATTGATGGTGTAGGCGGCGGAGGAGGTGGTGGTGGATATGTACCACCCGTAGAACCAAACCCACTATTTATTCCACCATCATATTCAAATGAAATAATAGGTAAATCTATTAAAGTAAATTTGATTTCAAATTCAGGCGAAGTAGAATTTTTAGAAAATGGAGCATCGAAGGGATATGGTGTAAGTACCATCATCAATTACTCACCATCATCTACATTTAATGGCCCTAAAAAATATGAAGTAGTTAAAAACGGACAAAAAGCTACTAAATATTATGAAGTTTCTATTAAGAAAAGTTATCAAACCGATAATCAATCTAATCCTATACAAGAAACTGAAATCACACCACTAACACCGAAAAGACGTGGATTTTTTGGCAGATTAAGAGATGGATTGGATGTTAGAGTAACAAATGAATCATTCGGTATCCGTAACCTATTTAAAGGTTCTAAAAAATTTAAAGTTAAAAGACCATTAAACGTAAAGCCGGTTGTCAACGCAATAGAATATAACTATTCCGAAACACTTTCTGTGCAAGAGTTTGATTTACAATCAGATGGTACATATGTAGCAAATGATATAAAAACATTCGATTTAGGTTCTGTAACTTTAAATTTTGAATTAAAATCAGTTAAAGCATCCGATGATATTATTAATACGATTACAACCGTAGAATACGAAGTAGCATTTTCATCTAACTTCAAACAAGAGTTAGGAAATAATGTAGTATTGAATTATACAATATTTCAAAACGATGGTACAATATCGGATAGTGGAAAAGTATCTCTTTCCGATAGTAATATTATCAGACAACTAAATTCAGATGCCTTAAAAGGAAGAGTAGATTTTAGAATAGAATATGTAGATAAACCATCCGAATATATTTTAACTAATATATACCAAACTACAAACACTTCTAAATTAGAAACTGCATATAAAACTGAGTTTGATTTTAGTAAGTGGAATACACAAAATTCATCATTTAGCTTACCAGCCGAACAACTTAAATCAGGTATATCGGTGGTTGTTATGTTTGAAAAAGAAATAAAAGCAGATAGGCCTATTATTTCTTTAGATACCACTCAATATGGAGTGTACGTTAAAGATTCTGATTTAGAAAAAGAAGTACAAATTCCATTCAAAACATCGAATACTGATAACGTAAGAGTGTATATTGATGGTAGAGCAGATACTATGTTAGTTCCTGCTATCGATGGAGTTGTTAAATTATATTTCCAAAAAGATTTTTCTGAAGTATATGGTACTAAAAAAATAGTTTTAGTAGCAGAGAGTAAACAATATGGAACTGGTGATTCGGTAACGGCTTTAGTTACATTTACGGCTGTAAACGATTTTCCATCAATTACACAAATAACATATACCGATTCGATTGATATACCATCTTTTTCAGATTTTAGTATAGATTTAAAATATGAATATGCATCATTTGCTTGTTCTACAATAGATGTGGATTTAAAAGCAAAAGATGGTAGTAGAATTACTTTATTTAAAAATTTAACACCAAATGGAAACATTTCTTTAAATTTAAAAGATTTAAGAGATAAGTTTTCTAACTGGGCAGGAAGTGATAATGTTACATTAATATTTAAACCATTTAATAGAAGCGGTGCTGAAGAGTTGGTTGGTAATGAATATGAAGTAAAAACATTTTTATCAATACCAACAATACAATTAGATGAGAATATCTTTTCATCTGCTATTTTTGATGCATTTTCTAATATATTAAAAGTAATTGAACCTGATAAAGAAAGTAAGTATCTAACACATCTTGCTAACTTTGATAATAATGAACAAATATTAATTTCTACTTGGGAAAATGATAATTGGACTTTATCCGATAAAACAACGGATAATTTAGGAAATATTCAATTAGGTAGTAATGTAGTTGATTCTATTATATTAAAATTATATTCACCACTACCAGCTAACGTTTCAACAAATTCAACTTTTTGGATTACTAAGTTAATGGCAAACCCATTAATTGAAACCATTGTATTAAGTGAACAATCTGAAATTAGTTGCCCACCAATAAAAGGACCTAATTTCAGTTTAGATATTGATTATGTAAAAGGGCAATCTACTAATTTTGAATCATTAGATAATTTAATATTGAGTGGTTCAACATCATCTACACAATTAGTTACAACCTATTTAAGTTCATCTTTAATCAATATGGATGAGTTAAATATTGATTATGTAAGTGGTTCAACTTATTTGTGGGAAAATTTTACACATTTCAGTTCAGCAAAAGAACGAGTAGATAATTTTGTATATAAAGTACAATTAATAGAAGCATATGAAAATAGTATAAGTGGTTCAAACGCATCGCCATCAGCATCTTTATTAAGCGAAATACAAGAAAGAGAAAGACAATTAATAAAGAAAAACGAATTGTTATCTGGATTTGATGGATTTGAAAATTTCTTATATACATCATCATCTTTATATACAACAAATGGTAGTAACTCGATAACTTGGCCATATAACGCTGGTCAAAGAATATTATCTACAAACTCAACTGTTGTAAATTGGTATTCAAATTTAATAACTTTAGCAGAAGATTTTGATATTGAAAATCCTAATTGGGTTCAAAATAATATACCACAATTTATTGTAACAAATACTGAAAATGAAAGTTTACTATTGTTTTTATCAATGATTGGACATCATTTTGATAATATATACTTTCATACAAAAGCAATAGAGAAGAGTAGAGGATTGGGGTACAATAGAAAGGATATATCGGATAAATTATTATTTGATATTTTAAAATCCTTTAATTGGGATGCTAAAAATTTATCTGCTGATACAAAATTATGGGAATATACATTTGGTAAAGATTCAGAGGGTAATATAAAAAATACCAAAACAGGCAAAGCTAGAACATACGAAGTTTGGAGAAGAATAGCAAATAATTTACCTTATTTATTAAAACACAAAGGAACTCGTAGAGGAATTTATGCATTACTATCTTGCTATGGTATTCCTTCATCAAACCTTTCAATTTTAGAATTTGGTGGTCCAGAAGTAACCAACACAACTAAGAGTAAATTAGTATATGATAATGTTACCACTGCTCTTAAATTTAATAATGGAGCAGCAATAGAATTTGAATGGAAAAACACAAATAAAAACAGAAAGCCAAATACTATTGAATTATTTGTAAAACCTTCTCAAAACACAAATTATACTGTAATTAGTGGTAGCGGATGGAATGTTGGATTACAAGCATCTACAACATCATCATATGGAAATGTTGTATTTAACTATAATACTACAAATGCAATATCATCATCATTATTACCAATATACAATGGTAAATTCTTTGGTATTTCAGTAAGTAGTGGTTCTGATGGATTAAAATTAGATGTAAGACAATCTGAAAAGGAAAGAACTATATTTGCAGAATCTATTTCATCTTCAGCAGCAACTGATTGGAATAATGGTTCTAAAATTAAATTAGGTGGTTCTTATGTAGGAAGCGTTGATGAGTTTCGTTTGTGGTCTGAAGTATTAAATACTGATAGATTTTACGAACACGTTTCATTCCCAGAAATGATTAATGGTAATCATATTTCATCTTCAACCGATGATTTATATTTCCGTTTAGATTTTGAATATCCTAAAAATTTATCAGTATCATCATCTTTAATTAATGTTGATACTAACATATATTACAGTTCTTCTGTAACTAGAAATAAATTAGAAGATGGCTTAGTAGGAATTACGGGAAGTGTAACAATATTATCAGAAAATGTATCGGCATCGTTTTCAGCATCTGCTAGCGGATTTACACCTATAACAACATATCCATATCAATTTGAAGCAATAGATAGAAGTGTTGTATTGGAGGTTCCTGATATGGGAATATCTCGTTATTCTACAAATAAAGTTAGATTTGAATCGCAAGAATTAGTATCAGATTTATCTTCAAAAAGTAGAGCAACTAAAAAAGCATACGACCAATCTCCAACCGATTCAAACAGAGTTGGTTTATTCTTCTCTCCTACAAAAGAGTTGAACATTGATATCGCTAAATCATTTGGTGGAATTAATTTGGATAATTATATAGGAGACCCATCAGATGATTACAAATCAAACTACTCTCAATTAGATAATTTAAGAAATTATTACTTTAAAAGATTTGATGGTAGAGATATTTATTCATACATAAACTTAATCAAACTATATGAGAAATCAATGTTTGAAGATATTAAGAATATGTTGCCGGCTAGAGTTAAAGCTACTACTGGTTTATTAATAGAACCACACATCTTAGAAAGAAGTAAAATTGCTCAAAAGAAACCAACGGGCGATGAATATCAACAAGATGTAAACATAAAATATTCAGATACAACATTATTAAATGCTAGTAGTAATCAATACGATGTTGTTGTTGACGCAAATTTAACAGATAATCTAATAGGTGAAAATTCTCAATATTATGCTACAATTTATACAGCATCTTTAGAAAATACGATAGCTGAAAGTTATCAAAAGGAAGCGGAATATAACTATTATAACGATACAAATTTTATATCAGAGTATTATCAAAAAGAAGTTGTAATAGATGCTGATTTAGGAAACGCTAGTATATTATCTGAAATAGATATAAACAATACAAATACAATAGTTGGACAAACCGAATTAGAAACTATTGGATTTGGTATTTATGCACAAAGTGGTTCAGCAATCAGAACATATTTTGATGTTGATGGTAGACGAGTTAAAGAAAGAGTTAGAGTACAATTAGTTACCGAACAAAAAGAAAGAGTTGTAACTAAATTTGCTATAACCGCTTCGGCAAATGGATTGGGTGACCCTCGTGGTGGATACGTTTCAGATATACAAACTTATACTGAAACCAAATTAAATATTCAACCATTTAGTGGCTCATTTGTTCCTACTGTTGGTGGTAATATAATAAGTGTTAAAAATGTGAGCGGATACTTACCAACGCATTATAGAAATACAAACGATTTAACGAGAGGATTACAAAATTCTTTCTATAAAGGTTCAAAAAATACTGCAGCAACTACATTAGATGGAACATCCCCAATAGAAACATTTACATCTAATCCTAATACATTAAGAGTTAATAAGGCAGGTAGAGATGCAAGTGAACCAATATTGGAAGTAGAATAACGGAATTTTAAAATATTTATATTTATAAACAAAGATAATTAAAAAACTATGGGATATTTAAGTAATACTGAATTGACAGTTGATGCAATTCTTACTAAAAAAGGTAGAGAAAAATTAGCAGCTGGACAAGGATTAAACATCACTCAATTTGCTTTAGCAGATGATGAGATTGATTACACACTTTATGAACCAGCACATCCACTTGGAAGCGCTTACTACGATGCGGCAATTAGAAATATGCCTGTATTGGAAGCAAACCCAGATGAGACTCAAGTAATGAAGTATAAGTTAGTAACTCTTCCTAAGAATACAACTCGTATTCCGGTGGTTGAATTTGGTGTTCCTAACATTTCAGTAAACCAAAGAAGTGGTGAAGTATCACTTTCTCCAACAACATCTCCAGCAGGAAATAGAAGAATGGGCTATACTATTATATTAGCTAACAAAAATGCAGGTGATATTGTAGGTGAAGGAGTAACTGCTGATGTAGGCTCAGTACCTGTATTTATTGGTGATGATGTATCAGCAACCGCAGCAGTATCGAAAGGTTTAACTTTCAAATTTATTCCAAACCCATCATTAACTTCGACTATCAGAACAACTATAACTGTTTATGGTAACGAAACGGGTGGTTCACAAACAATTCCAGTAACCGTAACATACGTTCAATAATATAAACTATGGCATTAATTAGAGATAATAGAGGACAGCTTTTAGCAAGTAACTTATCCCAGTACTTAGCAGGCGCAGCAAATACCGCAGGAACTCCTGTTGATACCAATGAATTGGTTAGAATTGTAAACCAATTTTTAGGAGAAGGTGAGCAGATTAGTTCCGATTTAACAACAGTAACAAATGGTATTTATAAAAAATTTGGTGCTATCGATAAAGTAACTAATAGAACCGAAATCGTAACTTCAGGAATTTGGAGTGGTGATACGGGTTCATTAACTACTTTTTATACATCATCTTTACAACACAATAGTTCTACTGGTAAATATTATTTAGATGTTTACAACGCAGTAACATCATCCGACACCGCAGAGGTTCAGTTTTCAATTGCATATGGCGATGTAAACGGATATGGTGCACCTACGTTAACACAAGATGATTCATCTACATTATCTACTAAAGCTGTATATAATCAATTTAAAAATATATTATTAGAATCATCCGATGCATACTTTAGTGTGTATAGTGGTTCTACCGCTGCGGCACATGATTTGACATCATTCTACGCAATCAACGTAAATAGAGCAAGATACAAAGAAAGATTAGACCCAGGTAACGTTTCAATCAACCTTTCTGGTTCGGTTGGATTAGTAACTCTTATTGATGATAGTGGTGGAACTGATGAAAATGTAACAACCGCAGGTAGAGTTTATAACTTAGTTAGTGGTTCATTGAATATTGGTTCTGCATTAACTGCATCAATCAATACTTATACTGCATCAAACGGACAAGGATTTGGATTATTCTACCCTGATATGGGTATCATCTTATTGAATCCAAACGCATTATCAGCATCAGTAGGTGGTAATTTAATGGCAGCAGCTGGTTCAACAACAAATCAGTATCACCAATCGGGTTCAGTATCAGGTTCATTAAAATTATTTGATGCATTGAAAAAGGGCGCCGACTTCCAAGCTCGTAGAACTGAAAACGTTTCTACTTCACATTATTTTGTGAGAGCAAACAATAGAGAATTTAACTTTTCAAATAACCCAACATTCGTAAGTGGTTCGGTTGGAGCATTCGCAAATTCATCTTTCGAAAGAGACCCTAAAGTATATATTACTTCAGTAGGTCTTTATGATGATGCAAATGAATTATTAGCAGTTGCAAAAACTTCTCAACCGATTGCAAAATCATTTGATAAGGAAATCGCTATTAAAGTTAAATTAGATTTCTAATCAGAGAGTAACTTATATCGAACTATTTAACCCAACCATAAAAAGTTGGGTTTTTAGTTTATAAGATATTTATAGATGATATGTTAAAAAGGATACCAAAATCAGATATTAATATTCGCCCATTTAAGGCGTATAAGGAGTGGAGTTTTAATGATACTTCTACCGATATATCATTATATGAGGCTAATATAAGCTCTAGTGAATTATCAAATGGAATTCCAAAAAATTCAATATATGGACAATTAAGAGCTCAATTTTATAATGGAAATGAAGATAATCCATTTTTAAGATATGGTTCTAAATCTAATGAATATAATATACAAGCATCTACCAGAGATAGATTTTTAAGTGGTAGTGCAAAAGTAATATCTATTCCACAAATATATGTTGGAGAGGGTATAAAAAAAGGTTCTATTTTATTAACTGATAAAAATGGAAACGATACATCTTTTATAGATGATGGATACGGAAATTTAATAGGTGCAGATGGTGATAGTGTTATTGTTGGTAAAATTGATTCAAATAATAATAGTTGGGATTTTGAAGATGTAGCTACTAATCCATATTCCGGTTCTTTTCAAATAATTGGTATTGATGTTACTTTAAATGAATTAAATTTAGTTTATAATGGTGTTAGTTATGATTTAAAGATAGTTAGTTTCAATGCGAACACTGGAGTAATGATTGTTGAAAATATTCCATTCTTAGAAGGAGCGGCTGGTAGTGATAGAATTGGTAATGTGTTCTATGCAAATGGATTATTAGTTTTAACTAGAGAAGCTGATTCTTTATTAAATGCGGATTGGGAATTATCATATAAATCTACTAAAACAATTTACGAACACGAATATTTACTAATTGTGAATGAAGATGAATTCAATGTATCACAAAACCCATCAGCAATAGTTGAGGTTGGTAGAGTAGATGAATACATAACAGGTTCAGATGGTAAGATATATAAAACAACAACAAAACCTGGTGTAAAATATATTCGTAAAAAATCTATTTTAGAAAATGGAAATACTTTGGATTATCGTTATACATCATCCGTAAGTTCTTCTACCCATTTTGCCGGATTTGAACATTACGATTTAAGTGGTTCTATGGATTCAACAGGCTCTTTCTTAGCACCATTTATCACAACAATTGGTTTATATGATGATAATTGTGATTTAGTGGCGGTAGCAAAATTACCACAACCAATTAAATCTGAATCAGAAATGCCTGTAAACTTTATTATTCGTTTTGATACTTAATTTATATTTATATTAAACAATAAACATTATGTCAAAGATTTTAGATTTATACGATGGGCAAAAAGCAGCATTGGGAGTTGATAAAATTTCATTTGAAGCTGGAGTAAATGCAAAAACGCCATACACTACAAACGATTTGAAAAAAGCAGATGAGCAAGTTTTAACTGCAGCTAAATTCAAAACAGGTAGAGGTGGTGAAATTTCTGCAACTAAGTACTCCGATATGAAGAAAAAATAAATTTAATGGCCAAAAAAGTTACAAAAAAGAAAGTAAACTCTAAATGGGTTGCTAGAAAATATGGATTTAAATCCGGTCTTGAAGAAAATATTTCACAACAAATTGAAGGTAAAGGGATTGTTGTACAATATGAGTCTGAAAAGATTCCTTACATTGTACCTGCTTCTCAACATACTTACAATCCTGATTTTCGTTTACCTAATGGAATCATAGTAGAAACAAAAGGTAGATTTGTTGCAGCAGACCGTAGAAAGCATCAATTAGTAAAACAGCAGCATCCAAATTTGGATATTCGCTTTGTATTTTCAAACTCAAAAAACAAAATCAGTAAGAATTCTAAGACCACATATGGTATGTGGTGTGAAAAGAATGGTTACAAATACGCAGATAAGGAAATACCAGAAGAGTGGTTTTTAGAACCATAAAAATTTGGTAATTTCAAATATTTGTTGTATATTTGGTTTGTGTTAAGTAGCAATGATAAAAATAAGGTAATTACTGCCCTTACTAATGTATTGGGTAGCGGTGTATCCCTAAAAGGGAACGAATTAGCATTTTACTGCCCATTTTGTAATCACCATAAACCAAAACTACAAGTTAATACCGAAACCCAAAAGTGGCATTGTTGGACTTGTAATAGTGGTGGTAAAAAATTGACATCCCTACTTCGTAAATTAGATGTAGATAGAAAAACAATATCTTTAATTAGAGAGATATATGGGGATAGTAATTGGACTCCACAACAAGAAGATGCCGAAACAAAGGTATTCATTTCACTTCCAAAAGAATTTATTAGTTTAGCAGAAGAACCAAAAGGATTTAATCCTGAATATAAACATGCGATACATTACCTTACACAAAGAGGTATTGGTATAAAAGATATTATTAAGCATAATATTGGATATTGTAAAGAAGGATTATATGCTCGTAGAGTGATAATTCCATCATACAATTCTGATGGTTCACTTAATTATTTTGTTTCTCGTTCTTATTATTCGGAAGAGAAGATGAAATACAAAAACCCACCAATCAGTAAGAATATAATTTGTTTTGAATCACAGGTAAATTGGAATGAACCAATTATACTTTGTGAGGGGGTATTTGATGCTATAACAATTAAAAGAAATGCAATTCCACTTTTAGGTAAGTTTCCTTCCAAGCAATTGGTTGAAAAAATCTTTATGAGTGGAGTAAACAATATCATTATTTCATTAGATAACGATGCAATCAACGAAGCTCTTAAAGCAGCTGATTATTTCAGAAAAAATGGAATCAATGTAAAGATGATGTATCTAAAAGATAAAGATGCATCTGATATGGGCTATGAAAAATTTTATGAAGAATTAAGTAAAACTAAAGAATTCTCTTCTGAAGATTTACTGTTAAACAAAATAAATTCATTATGAGTTTAAAAAGAATTTACCATATTGCGGATATTCATATTCGTAATGTACAAAGACACAAAGAGTATAGAGCGGTTTTTGAAAAAATGTTTGAAGAAATCCGTAATAGAGGAACGGAGGATTCAATCATTTATTTAGCAGGTGATATTGCACATGCTAAATTGGAAATGTCACCTGAATTGGTGAAAGAGATTAGTTGGTTATTTACCGAATGTTCTAAACATTGTGAAACAATCCTAATCGCAGGTAATCACGATTGTAATATGAACAATTCGGATAGGTTAGATGTATTATCACCTATTGTAGAGGCTTTAAACCTACCAAATTTTCATTATCTTAGAGATACACAAGTGTATTCAGTTGGTGGTGTAGATTTCGCTGTATTTTCAATCTTTGATAAGAAAGATAATTGGCCTAAAGCAGAAACACTATTTGGAAACAAAAAGATTGCACTATTCCACGGACCTGTTGATAATTCACAAACCGATGTGGGGTATGTAGTAAGTAGTAGACATTTCACAACCGACATGTTTGATGGATATGATTTAGCCTTATTGGGTGATATCCACAAAAGGCAAACTATGATTTCACCAAGCGGTTGTAAAGTAGTTTATGCCGGTTCATTAGTACAACAAAACTTTGGTGAGAGTTTAAATGGACACGGATTCTTAGTTTGGGATGTTGCATCTTTAAAATACGAAGCAATTGATATTCCAAATGAGTATGGATATTATACATTGGATGTAGATAATGGCGTAGTGCCGGTTGTAACCGATATGCCAAAAAATCCACGTTTGAGAGTTCGCTTATCTAATACCGATACCGCTGATACAAAGAAAGTAATCACCGAAATTAAAATGAGATATGGTGTTGATGATTTCACAATTATTAGAACCGATTCATTCAATAAACAAAAAACAGGTAATAGATTAAACAAATTAGATTTTGAAGATATATCCGATATCAACTATCAAAACACATTGATAAAAGATTATGTTCAAAGAATGATGCCATTTACAACTACTGCGGATTTAGATGGTTTAGAAGCAATTAATAGAGATATCAATAGTAGAATAACGCAAGAAGAAGTACATAGAAATATACATTGGAAGCCCATAAAGTTTACATTCAGTAATATGTTCTCTTATGGTGAAAACAACAAAATCGATTTCGCCAAAGTAGGAGGATTGATGGGATTATTCGCACCAAACGCTAGTGGTAAATCATCCCTATTTGATGCAATCTCCTTTTGTTTGTTTGATAAATGTAGTAGAGCATTTAAGGCTACTCACATTATGAACAATCGTAAAAAGGATTTCGAATGCCACCTACATTTCCAAGTTAATGGAATGGATTTCCATATTAGTAGAACTGCTAAAACAATCAACAAAGGAAAGAACGTTAAAGTGGATGTACAATTTTGGAAAGATGAGGGAGGTACAATCACATCTTTAAATGGAACGGAGAGAAGGGATACAAATGTAGTAATTGAACAATACGTTGGTAAGTACGAAGATTTCGTCCTAACTGCTTTATCTCTACAAGGTAACAATGCTTTATTCATTGATAAATCACAATCGGAGAGAAAGGATTTGTTAGCACAATTTATGGGATTGGATATATTCGATAAATTGTATGAAACGGCAAGTGAAGATATAAAGGAAGTTGCAGTACTTATCAAAAATTTTAAGAAAACCGACTTTACGACAGAGTTGGCTGAAAAAGGTTTAGAAAAGCAAACAAAGAAATCGGAACTAAGAGCAAAGGAAAAGGAATTAGGAACAAAAACAAATGATGTAGAAGATTTATCTAATAGAATATTGGGATTAACAAAAGAGTTAGTGCCAGTAGATGCAAATTTAGATTTAGAGAAGCTAGAAAAGAAAAAGAATCAAATTGGATTTGATATTCTACACGTTCTTTCTGAAGAAAAAAGTAAGAAAGCAAAATTAGATGAATATACTCAAAGTATTTCTGAAATATCACAATCGATTGAAGAACACAAAACTATTAATGGTAAACCAATCGAAGATGCTAAGAAGGAATGGGATGAATATAAAAGTGAGATAAATGAAACCGAACATCAAATTCAGTTATTAGAACAATCCTTAGAATCTAATAGAGAAAAACTTTCACATTTGGAACAACACGAATATGACCCAAATTGTAAGTTTTGTATGAACAACGTATTCGTAAAAGATGCGTTAGAAACAAAATCTAAAGTTGAAGAGCAAGAAGATAAGTTAACCGAATTAGGTAACAAACATCAATCTTTAATTCAACAGGCATCTTATATTGCAGATGTGGAAGAACAATGGGATTCTTTAGTTGAGTTAAAATCTAAGTATCAAAAAGCAATTGTAATTAAAGAAAAAACAATCGCAGAATTGAATGGATTTGAAACCCAAAAACAATTATACGATACTCAGTTGGAGCAAGTAAACGCAGATATTCAAAGATACCACGATAATGAAGATACTATTAAACGTAATAAACAAATAGAATCGGTTATCGATGGACTAAATAGAACAAAGAGCGAAATAGAATCGGAAGTAAAAACGCTTAACAAACAAATATCTGATTTGAATAGCTCTATTACTCAAATACAATCGTTTATAGACAATGTAAAGGATAAGATGGATGAAGTTAAGGACTTAGAAGAAAAGAGTCGCCTATACACCTATTATATCGATTCTGTAAAGAGAGATGGTGTACCATACGAACTTATTTCGAAAGCAATGCCTGTTATTGAAAATGAAATCAATAATATACTTGCGCAGGTTGTAGATTTTAGTATCGTAATGGATATCGATGGTAAATCTATTAATGCAAAGATTGTTTATGAGGACCAAGAATGGCCATTAGAAATGTGTAGTGGTATGGAGAAGTTCGTAAGTGGTTTGGCTATTAGAGTAGCTCTGATTAATATTTGTAATCTACCACGTCCTAATTTCTTAGTTATTGATGAAGGATTTGGTACATTAGATGCTAATAACTTATCATCATTATTTATGATGATGCAATATTTAAAAACTCAATTCGATTTCATTTGGATGATTTCTCACTTAGAACAAATGAGAGATATCGTAGATGGATTGATAGAGATAAAAAAGATAGATGGGTTTAGTAAGATTGATTTTTAACCTTATCAGCTCTTAACACACCCGCTTGAGGTTTAGTAACACCAACGTGTTTCTTAATTAAATTTTCAACTAAACTTCCCATCTTAAACCCATGTTCTTCACAATATTGTTTGAGAAGTTCGTGGGTTTCTTTTTTTATTTGCAACATAGCGTATTTCATAACTTTAGTTTTCTTTAGTTTTATATAGAATCTTATAGTTTTCTTTATATAAATATGAACATAATATTTTTTTGTGAATATTTATAGAAAAGATATTTTAAATAATGGCTGTAATCCAAAAAACTCTATTCGCTGAAAATTTAGAAAGGTATAACACATTTGTTAGAGATACAAATCCTACAAGTACCTATTTTAATATTACAGAATTACCCGATACATTTACCGGCGGTAAAAACGCATTTTTAATAGCAGGCTCTGGTGAATTGGTGCCGGATACTTTGATTAAAATAGAAATAAAAGATGCAGCGGGGAATGTTATATATCACGAACCAGGTGAAGGTAATTTAGTAACTACAATCAATGGTGAACAATTTACAAACGAATATTTTGAGGGTGTTTCCAAAGTTGTAGCAGTTTATGTGTATCCAGATGATACTGCTTATGGTCCATGTACAATAACAATATTAGGTGAATTAAGTTCATATTATGATGATAATGGATTATTAACTCCTATACCAATTGATTGGCAAGGAACTTATAATGTAAAGTGGCAAAAAACAATAAATGTAAACCCAACATTAGCCAATACAACAAAAATTCGTTTTTATCGTAGACCTACCGCTACAATAACCGAATTAATTTCTCCAATTTATAGAATAGATTCTAATACAGGTTTAAAAATAAATAGTGGTATAAATCAATCTTTTGCAAATATAAAAATTTCAAATTTAGAAACATTTGCAGGAGATGTAAAAAGAATAAAAGTATTTAGAACATCTTTGGGCGATATATCCGATTATGATATGATTCAGGATATATTGGTGGAATCAAAAGAATTACTTACTACATATAATTTATCGGGTAGTGTTGTTGGAAATACAGGTATTTTCACATCAGAAACTTTAAAAAATTATTGGATATCCGGTTCTTTAGGAACTGAATTAACATCAAGTAGAGTTGAAAGTGGATTGAAATTAAGTGGTAGTGGTTATTTTAGATATAGTTCATCATTAGAATTAAATTCAGCAAATACATACGAACTTAATTTAGATGCTTTTTATTCAGCATCAACCGATAGCAATTTGGGAATATATGTTAGTGGTTCTGATGGTGGTGATATTTTAATTGGTACATTAAGTGGTATTTCCCCAACAAAAAATTTATTAGATACAACTATTCCATTTAAATTAGATTCCAATTTTGCAAGCGCATCTTTATATTTTTCACAATCACGAGGTGAATGGCACGTTGGTAATATAAGTTTAAAATTATCAGAAGATACAGCGTTTTCGCCAGATGAAGTTTCGTTTGTAACAACAATGCCAACTGTTGTAGGAAATGAAGATTTTAATTTCAAATTTGAATTTTATGATGTAAATAATAACTACGTTCCTGTTTCGGTAACTGGTAGTGCAAATTTTACAGGTGGTTCAAATGCAATTACAAAGTTATTAACATTTGAATCAGATAGAACCGCATTTAGATTTTCATCAGGTTCGGTAGGTAATCCACCATCACAATTTGTTAAATTTAAAACAACAAAAACTAATTATACAGGCTCAATTACATATTCTAGTGCATCATTTGATAAAGATGGAAACTATATCGTTCCATCATCATACGCTGGAGAATATCCAGGAGCACTTACCAACGTTAGTGATTCCGGTGCATTATTGAGTATTGCTAAATTTAGTGGAAGTGTTAGTAGTGTAATAGTAGGTTCAATTACATACACCGCATCGTGTGAGGGGTTTGAAGAATATGAAACAATTTATAGATTTGAAGATGGTGATAATGCACCTGGTGTTTTTGTAACATCAAACGCAAATCAGTTTATATATAAAGCAACCGATTTGTCGCTCAATCCAACGGGACAAGTTATTACAATAGAAGCTAAACGTAAAAATTTAGCATCAGCTACAACACCATTAACTGTAAATTCGGGAAGTGGTACACCACCATTAACTTTTGTATCTACAAACGCAACAAATGGTGTGGATACATTTACATTGGCTGGTTCAACATATTCATATTCAATAGGTGAAAGAAGTTATTTTATTTCTGGCTCTGACCAATTTGGAAATGAATTTTCCGATGCAATTAAAATAACTCCTGTAAAAATATTAGATGGTTTATCTGTAACACTTACAAATGATAACGCATCACTTCCTGCTCTTTCGAATGGATTTGTAGCAAGTGGGTCATTCATATTAACATCTGGTTCGGTAAACGTAAAGGTTGGTAATGAAACAATTACATTTGATGATGATAATGATAGTAGTAGAGCAAATAATACATTCGCTATAACAAGTCTAAGTGGTACGGGGTGTACACCAAATTCATCAAACCCATCTATAAATGAGTATGGGATAACAAATTTATCAGCCGATTCTGGTTCATTGGATATAACAATAAGTTATAAGGATGGCGCCGGTGATACAACGTCTGTTACAAAAACTGCAACGTACACAAAGAATAAAAAAGCAGCTCCTGTATTAACGTTTGTAATTGGAAATAATAATCAATCTACTGATGCCAAATCAACAGGTGAGCAAGTAACATCATTTAGCGATTCTACATTAAGTGTAAAAGAGCAATATAATGGAACTAATAGTAATCTAACATTATCATCTGCCCCAACTATTAATAGTAGTTCTGCTTTTCCTGGCATAACTAAAACTACTACTAATTTATCTTATCCAACATTGGCAACTGCAACAGATTCCGTTGAATTATCTATTACGGGTTCGGTTACCGATTCGGAAGGAATAAGTAGACAAGTATTTGGTAACGTTTCTTTAACAAAAGTTAAAAAAGCAGCACCAGTATTATCCATATCGACAACAAATAAAGCACAATCAGTTTCAGCAAAATCAATTGGAACACAAATTGATGCTTTTTCAAATTCAACTGTAACTGTTTCACAAACATATAATGGTTCTACTACCAATTTAACAATAACATCATTAACCGCAACATCTTCTGATATCGCAAGTATATCAACAACAGCTGCAAGTGGTTTAGTAACATTAAATGGTAAAACTTTAGCAGATGGTACGAATTCTACAATTGTAACTATTTCTGCTACAGTTACTGATTCTGAAGGAAGTAGTAGAACTTTAACCGATACAATAACATTATCTAAAGTTAAAAAAGCACCACCTACAATCACATTTGCAATTACTCCATCTTCACAAACAGTTGCTGCAAATAGTGCTGGAACATTAACTGGTACAATTGTGGACCCGGTGTTAACTGCATTTGAAGGTTCTTCTGCTTTAACATATAATCAGGGAACACTAAGTACATCTCAATTTAAAATCACAAATGTAACGGGAGTAACGGTAGGAAGTACAACACCATCTACATCAACGATAGATGTTACCGCAATATCATCAACAGATAATACGGGCGTTGTAACAATTGCATATGTAGATTCTGAAGGTACATCGGGAACTTCAACTATTAGATTTACAATATCAAAAGCAATAGCAGGTGCACAGGGTGACCCTGGAAACTCTGGAGCAGATGGTAAACGTACCGCAACGGGAATGATTCACTATCAAGTAGCTGCAACATCTGCACCATCTGCACCAACTGCAACATCATATACATTTAGTACGGGTACATTTAGTGGATTAACAGCAAATTGGGGATTGGGCGCACCAACTTATGCTAGTGGTAACACTAACAAATATTGGTACTCAACTTATAGTGTTGTTGAAACAACCGCTGGAGGTGGTACAGGTACTCCATCTTTCGGAACTCCTACTCAGGCAATAGGATTTAGTGGATTGGTATCATTCACCGCAGCTAATAATGTTAGTGATGGTTCAAACGCTTTATCATTTGGTGTAGCAGGAACTACATTAATTAATGGTAGTAATATATCAACCGGTAAAATAACATCTACAAACTATTCAGCAGGTACACCATTTACAACGGCTGGTAGTATTATAGATTTAGATAATGGTAGAATCGCAACTAAAACGTTTTATGTAGATGCAAATGGAGATGCTGTTTTTAAAGGACAAATACAGGTTGGTGGAAGTAATTATAATACATCCGATGTATTGAATGCAAACACAACAAAAGCACAAGTTGGATTAGGAAGTGTATCGAACTTAGGACCACAAGCTCAAGCCGAAACTGGTCTTATTGCGGGTACTACTATAACAGGTGGTGGTATAACTTTAAGTGGCGGTGGTAATATTAAAGGTGGACAAACCGATTATAATACAGGTACTGGTTTCTTTTTAGGATATCATGATAGTAAATATAAATTTTCAATAGGCAACGCAGCATCTAAAGGAATAACTTGGGATGGTAATACTTTATCGATTGGCGGTGATGTTAATATTGGTGCCAATTTGGCATCTTCATTGACAACATCTACCGCATTAAGTGATGGATTAGCAACTAAAATAACAACAGGAAATGCGGCATCTGATGTGAATTCAAATTCCACAACAATTAGTGGTAATAAAATTAGAACAGGTGTAATACAATCAACGAACCATACGGGTACTGCAGATGGTAGTGGATTTTCTGATACAGGAATGTCAATAGATTTAGCTGTTGGTGGAATATCTGCTAAAAATTTTAGAATAACACAAAATGGTGATGCATATTTTAAAGGAGATATAAGCGGTGCTAGTGGTACATTTAGCGGTAATCTTAGTGGTGCCACAATTAGCGGTGGAACTATTTCGATTGGTAGTGGAACTACTAGTATTTTTATAGCTAATTCAAGCGGAATTTCTTTAGGAAATATAACATTTGCTAACGCACCATTTAGTGTAACTCCAACGGGTGTTTTAAAATCAACATCGGGAACTATTGGTGGTTGGACGATTGGTTCTTCAACACTTACATCAACTAATGGAGCAACTATACTTAATACGAATGGTAATATCACATTAAATAACGCTGGAGTTGAGAAAATTAAAATTACACAAGATAGTTTAGCAACAAATAGTACATCTACAACTATTACAATTCCAAGCACATCGAATACAACCGCGAATCCCATATTTTCTACGTTTAACTATTCGCAAACGGTAAGTAACACAGCGAGCACAACCCCAGCAATATCTGCAAATTTTACAGCAGGAGGAAGTGCAATTATATTAAATATACCATTTAATGGTGGATTTGGGGGTACATCGCAATGGAATCAAACTTTACCAAATTTTAATAGTATTCAAAACTTAACACAACAATCAATTACGGTTGAAATATATACATCGGGTGGTAGTTTGGTTCAATCAAAAACAGTTATTACTTTTTCTCAACGTGACTATTCATATAACGCAACAGCACTTTATCAACACGCAGTTATTCCATCCGGAACAACCTCAGTTCCATTTTCTGGATTAACAACAGGTGGAACTTACTATGCTAGAATATATATATCGAGAACAATATCATCTCAATATACTGCCTTCACATTTGGTCCAGTAACACTTTCCGGTACGTTCACAACTAGTGGTATCACCGGTGGAAGTCCTACAATCGATATAACATCCGCCGAAGAAAAAACTTCGATTGGTGTAAATGGTATGATTGTATCTTCTGCGGGGGGATTTGCACAAATCGGACCAGTTGCTACCATTGGTGGAACTAATTATAGTGCTGCATTTTTAGGAGATGTTAGAATAAATGGTGCTTTATACGCTTCAGCGGTTTTATCAACTTCGGATGAAAGATTAAAAACTAATATAGCAAATTTAGAATCTCCATTAGTAAAAATTGAAAGATTAAATCCAAAATCATTTTTATGGAACGATATTACAGCTCCTTTATCGGAAAAAAAGGATTCTTATGGATTTATAGCACAAGAAGTTCAAAATGAGTTTCCATTTTTAATAAAAAACATAGGAAATGTAAATAATTTAGATAATATCTTATCATTAGATTATAACTCAATAATAGCATTAAATACAGCTGCTATAAAAGAATTACTTATAAAAATAGAACAATTAGAGGAAAGAATTTTAGAATTAGAAAATCAATAATATGATTACAACACCGCAAAATACGAGAGATATTAAATTTGTTAGAGCAGTTTGGGGAAATATGGATTTATCATTAATTCCAAATACACCACAATATGATGAAATTGTATATGTATGGGGTATTGAAAATAAATTACAATTAGATTCAATGGGATATACTACTATTCTATGTGATAGAAATAAATTAAATTTTAAATACACATCAATTCTGTATCAATTTATTCATAAATTAATTGCAATAGAAAAAGCATCTAAAAACTTTTCAAAAATACTTTTTTTAGATTGGGATTATAATTTATATAAAAATTTAGATGATGATTTTTTTGATTACATCAATACAAAAACATTTTTAGCACCCATATATGAGTATAATGTAGATGATTTTAATAATTCTTATAATGATTCGGAATCATTTGAATATAATAAATCCGAATCAATAAAAAAATATTCTTGGTCAAAAGATGAAAATTACATAATACCAAATGCTGGATTTATCTATATATCAGATTCGGTTATAGCTACTGAAATATTACAAATTGCAAAAAATCAAAATTTAAAAACTTTAATTGAAGAATTTGCAATACAAATTTGGTCAAATTGTAACTTAGAAAGTTATATAGAAAATTTCCATCCAAAAGTTTGTTTTGGCAGAAATGACTCAAATATAAATGAATATGTAAGTTCATTGATACAAACAAATATTTACTTTAGAACTTTATGATAGTATTCATAACAACAGGTTACGGAAAAAACATAGTAGGAGGTTCGGATATATGGTGTAATAGCTTCGTAGAGAACGTTTTACCATTGGTTACTGAAGATTACAAAATTGTAATTGATGGTAGACCTTTGTTGCCAGAAGAAGGAGCAATTTACACTTACCAAAATGATGATGAAATAGATAGGATATTAAATGAATGTGATAAGATTGTATTCTTACATCATTCTTACAAACCAAATCCTATAATCAAAAAATATCTACATAAAACTCACACAACCTTTGTTCATGCTTTCATTCCTGATATGTTGGGATTGAACGATGAGTATGAAAACCTAATGACTAAAATTGATTGGGAATGGCAAAAGGAAATATTGGATAATTCGGATAATATAATTTGGATTGGATATGAAAACGATACTATACATAAAAGTTATCCACACGTTATTAACATTACAAATTATTATGAATGGAAAGAAAGTAAACCATTTTTAGGAATTATTTCAAATAAGATTGGATATGCTGCGAGATGCGAAACTCGTAAAAATGCACATTACTTAGATAATATTCCTTCTATTATATTTTCTAACAAATATGATTATAAGAGAATGTTAGAAGGTAGTAAAATAAATTCCGATTACCATAGATTTATTGAATTCGATTACCGATTTCATCAGAAATTTTTTGATGGTAATTTTCAAATATTTCACGGATGTTATACAAAAGAACCTTTTGGGTATTCAATATTTGATGCGGTAGATAATGGTAAAATTCCAATTATACATACGAATTGGATGAAACATATTGATTACAAATATAGAGCAAATACAAAAGAAGAATTTAATCACATATATTTAGAAATATTAGAGGATTCATTTGATAAAGTAAATTTTGAATTTAATAAATTAAGAAATGGATTAAATGAATATAATAATAAACAAAAGTGGGTTACCGAAATATGCAAAGTCTTATCAATTTAAATTTAGTAAAAAATTTTATTACTAATAATCATACAACAAATGAAGAGGGTGATGTATCATATCAGCCCGTTAAATATCGTTGGTCACATGGTGCAACTGATTTACATTTAGGAGATGGGTTATTAGTGTATTCTCTCATACAATTTATTAGAGCAAAGGTATGTGTATGTATTGGAACAGGTGGTGGATTCATACCCCGTTTGATGACACAATCTCGCCACGATTTATGGGAGCAAGGAATATTCGAAGGAAATCCATCCAACGAATGGGGTGATATTGGAACTACAATAGTAATAGATGCTGCAAATGGCGTTGGTGGGTTTACTGATTGGACTGAAGAGAATAGTTTTTTAAGACAACATTTTGCACCACAAGTTATAATCGAAACATCAGAAAGAGCATACTATGATTATTTCGTAAGACAGGATATAAAAATCGATTATCTACACATAGATGGCGACCATTCATATGAGGGAGTTAAAAAGGATTTTGAATTGTATTCTCAAATAATGTCAGAAAATGGAATTATCACAATTCACGATACAGACCAAAACTATCATAATACGTTTTTAGTTCCAGATACACAAAAAACAGATTTCGCAGAATTTGATGGGCCTGCAAAATTTATTGAAGAATTAAAAAATAACTCTCAATATAATTTGGTAAATTTAAAAAATTTTATTAACTTTACACACAAAAGTACATCTACTGGGTTAACCATAGTTACTAAAAATAAAATATGATAAGATTAGTTACTGTAACGGGAGCAAGAACCACAACTTTGCCATATATGTTACAACACTATATTGATTTAGTCGATGAAATATATGTTGTAGCATACGATACCAAAAATAATCAATATGAGAATGTAAAGAAAGTATGTGATTTATTTGGAAGTAAAGTAAAATTATATAAGCATTTAGATGAGCAAGAGTATAATTGGGAAACAGTTACATTACTTTATAATGTAATAAAAAATTTATATCCAGAAGATTGGTGGATAGTTTCTGATGATGATGAATTTCACATTTATTCAAAACCATTAAATCAAATTATACAAGATTGTGATACAAATGGTTGGGATATTGTAAGGGGTGGGTTTATAGACAGAATAGGTGAAGATGGTAAATTTAATGAAATAAAACCATTCAGTTCTAATCAAAACCTATTTAGTCAATTTCCAATGGCTGGCTTTTTTAGATATCCTATGAGTGGAGCTTGCCCAAATAAAATATGTATAGTTAGGGGAAATGTTGAAATTACAAATGGACAGCATTATGCAAAAATTGGTAATAAAACATTGTGGGGGCCGCAATTAGATAATAAAAGAATAGCGCCAATAGATGAATACAATGTACAGGTTCATCATTTTAAATGGGATTCTACATCTATTGATAGGATTAAAGCTGTAGCAGATATTAAAAAAGATTATGCATATTCCGATGAATATCTAAAAATGTATCAATCACTACGTTCAAATGGATTTAAATTAAATATCGAAAATCCTTTATACAAATTCGAATTTTGCCCAACAGCAAACTACGAAAATTACAAAAATTGGAGTGTTTTATTAAAAGAAATTATATCTATATAAAAGGTTATATTTGGTTATGTCAAAGAAAAAGTTAGGTATTATTGTACCGATACGAGATAGAAACGAAGAACTATACAAATTCTCTGCACACATGCAGTGGTTCTTAGCTGATAAGATGGATTATACAATCTATTTTATAGAGCAACATTCTCCCGATTTATTTAATTATGGTAGTTTGTGTAATGTTGGCTACAAACTTCTAAAAGATGAATGTGATTATTTCATATTTCACGATGTGAACTTAATTCCGATAACCGATAATTGCGATTATTCAGACCAATTCTTAAATCCGATACATATGGCTTCTAATATTTCAGATATTAAAAATGGAAAGCCATATCCACATTATATTGGTGGAGTATTTAAAATATCAAAAGAAGATTTTGAAAAAATAAATGGATTTAGTAATGATTATTGGGATGGTGGGTTTGAATATATGGATTTGTTATGGAGAATGAATAAATACAATGTATTTCTTCCTACTATAAAATTCTTCGATAAAGACATATACAAACCACATAGATTAATTGATGTTACTGAAAATGAATACGAAGTTACAAAAAAATTAACATCATTTGAATTTTCAGATGGAGATTCTTTAATGATAAAATCCAATCCAATAGTAGATAATTTATTTCAAGATTCTTTTACATTATCATTTGATGCTTTCATTAATGGAGATTTAACACAAGATGGAACATTAATAGCAAAAGAAGGATATGATGTTGGATTATTCATTAAAAATAATGAAGCAATGGTTTTTCAACATTGGTTTGAAGATGGTGAATTGATACAAATATGGTGGAATCATTCGGATATTAAAGATAAATGGGCACATATAACTTTAAGATTTGATACAGTTCAGGGAATAGTATCATTATTTGTAAATGGTAGTTTAGTAGATGAAGTATTTTTTGATACATCTAAATTACTTATGGATTTTTCTCAAAAAGATATTTGGCTAGGCTCTCTTTTCTTTAAAAATAAATTAAATGGTAAAATTTCAAATTTATTATGTTTCGATTATGCATTAAGCGATACTGAAATCGATTTAGTATTCAAAGAAAACTATGATAAGGGGCTTACTACATTTGAACCAATCATTGATATATCTTTTAATAAAATGGTTGGACAATTTTATATTGATACCGCTAGCTTAAAAAACCACGCTAGACAGATTTTAATATCAAATCATAAAAAAATAGTAGAAGAAGATTTTCAATATTCTTATAAATTTAATATGCCAGAATCCGATATTGGTAAATTTAAAGTTTTGGAAAATTCAGAAAAATTCACTATATTAGACAATTATAATTATGAAACTCCAAACCCAAATTTTATAGAGAATGAAAACATATTCTTTTATGAATCAGTAAAATCAAAAAACAAAGATATTCCTAAATTTGGATTATCAAGTGTAAGTTATAAAATTATGGGTGAAACAAAAATAGATAAAAACATAAAAAAAATTTCAGTTAAACTAAACTAACAAATATGGCAGGTACAAAAAAAGTTGTTACACAACAAGTAGAATCAGCAGAAGCTGTTGAAAATTTAATCTTAGAACAAAGAAAAGTTAAAGCATTAGAAAAAATTGCAAACTCTTTAGATGCATTAACTGTTTGGTTCGAAGAAATTGAAAAGCAAGATTGGAGTGATAGAATTCAATACTATTTGTATGAATTACATAATAATGTTACCAGAATGGCTGATGCAGCTGAGGGAACATCATCACAACCATCTACTGGCAGACCTAAAAAAGATTCTGAAAAATAATGAAATTAGGTATAATTGTTCCATATAGAAATAGAGAAGCTCATCTAAAGATGTTTAGAGAAAGTGTTGATGCTGCTCTAAAAAAACAATCAATTCAATATGAACTTATTATAGTAGAACAATTAGATGAGAAACCTTTTAATAGAGGTAAGTTATTAAATATAGGATTTGAAAGAGCCAAAAAATTAGGTTGTAAATATGTTGCGTTTCACGATGTGGATATGATACCAATTAAGGTGGATTACTCATATTCAGAAACACCAATACATTTAGCAACTGGTTTTGAAGATAACCCAAATATCAAAAGAATAGTATTTGATGAATACTTTGGAGGTATAACTATTTTTCCAATGCAAGCGTTTGAACAAATAAATGGTTATTCAAACGATTATTGGGGATGGGGATTTGAAGATGATGACCTTCTATATAGATGTAAGCAAGCCGGATTATCTTTAGATAAAAAGATAATAAAATCCGATGCTAAAGTAAAAGGATTATATTTTAATGGTAAAAATTCTTATATTGAAATTGATAAACTGCATGATATTTTTGATTTTAAAAATTCAAGAAGTGTAGTAGTAAAATTTAAAGCAGATAGCATAGTTTGTAGTCCGAATAAAGAATGGGATGATTATACAGTTTTTTCTATTCCTGGTTATGATACAAATATAAGTTTTAATTCATTCAAAAGATATAAAGTAGAAACTTGGGATACAAATAATAATGCGTATGCTATAAACTCTGAAATATCAATTAATTCATATGTAAATATTGTATTTAATTTAGATTTCTTAAATGGAAAAATATCAATGTATAAGGATGGTGAGTTTATAGGAGAAACAACTATATCACGCACTTATAACAGAGATGGTAAAGAAGTGAAAGAATTTGCTAAAATAAAAAATTATAAAGATGAAGCATCTTTCTTTTTAGGCTGTGGAGACCCGTATAGAAATGAAGATGGTAATTGGTTTAAAGGCGTAATTAAAGAATTTGCGGTATATGATGGAATACTTTCACCATCGGAAATAAAAGCAATATCAGAAAACAGAATGTATCCACTTACTGAAAATTTTAAACAATATAAATCTTCAGAAAAACTATTATGTTATTATGATACTTGTATAACAAGGAATAGAACTTTGATAGATTTAAGTGGTAATGGTAATGATGCATCTACACACCAAACTCATTTAGTTGAAATCGATGTTTCAGATGAATTTGATGTATATGTTCCAAAAAGAAGAAAATCTTTGATAAAACTATTATCTCATAGAGAAAATGGATATACTGGTGGTAAATGGAAAACTAGAAATACTCGCCAAAATCAAATAAGATTTTTTAACAATATTTCCAGAAACTTAACAAATGTAGAATCTGATGGATTATCAAATTGTACATATAAATTATTAAACGAGGCAACGATTAAAAACTATCATTTTTTGTCTGTACTTTTATAATATGAAATTAGGTGTATGTGTACCATATAGAAATAGAGAAGAGCACTTAAAAAGATTTGTTCCCCATATTCATAAATTTTTAAATGAAAGGGGAATTGAGCATGCTATATACTTAGGACATCAAAATGATGATGAATTATTCAATCGAGGATTGATGAAAAATGTAGCAGCAATTGTTGCATTTGAAGATGGGTGTGATTATATAGTTTGGCACGATATTGATATGGTGCCAGAAGATGAGAGTTGTGATTATTCATTTCCAACCGATAATCCACAACACATAGCAGTTCGTATATCTCAATCTGATTACAATTTAAAGTATGAAGAATACTTTGGAGGAGCAGTTTTATTTAGTAAAGAGCAAGCATATAAAACCAATGGTTATTCAAATGATTATTGGGATTGGGGTATGGAAGATGATGACCTTTTTTGGAGATGTGTTTTGGAGGGAATGGTTGATAAAAAAATTCATCAAACAATAGAAAACCAATCATATGGTAAGTTTAATGGTATAAACTCATTATTAGAAATATTACCATCTAATAATTTAAGAAACGCAATTTCTGATTCACATACCATTTCAGTTTTGGTAAAGGCTGACCAGCAAATAGAAAAAGTTCCGATTTGGTTAATTGGCGATACAAAAAGACAATTTGTAGAATACCCGATATTCAGAAAACCTGGTTACGATTGGGGACTATCTTTTAATAATAGTAGAGCATATACTGCTATGCTATGGGATTCCAAAAAGAATCACATATATCAATGGATGAAACGTTATGAAAATCAATGGAGTTGGGTAACGATGGTATTAGATGCAAAAAATAAAAAGATGCATCTTTATATGAATGGAAATGAAAGCGATGCCAGAAATGGTACAGGCACAAATTCACCTATGTATTTCGAATCACCATTAAAGAGATATGGAGTTGAACCATTTTTTGTTGGACACACGCCATCACCGGGAACTCAAAAATATGCTAAATGGTTTAAAGGAGATATTGCTAAAATTAAAGTTTGGAATAAAGCATTTAATAATGATGAAGTTAAAAATAGTATTTTTGAAAATGCTTTTGAAAAAACAGCTATTTTAAATCTATCATTTAATGGTATGGCAAAAGATGATTCTTATTTAAAACATAGATTAGTAAATCAAAATGTAGAAATAGAATCAAAAAATATAGAAGTACCATCTACAATATTACCATATAGAAGAGATGGTAAATTTGAATGCTTACCACATCAAACGGAAGGTATTATTGAAGTCGGAGGAATTCAGAAATGGGCAAAAGGTGAAACTACTGCTGCAAACGAAAGGAGATATGTATTAAATATGCAGCAAGGTAGTATCAATTATAAAAGCGATGGATTATCAAATGCAAAAGAAAGATATGAATTTATCAGTAAAGAGCAGATAATGGATATTCCAAACGCATTTATGGTAAATGTAAAAACCATAAAGAAATGAGTGATATACTGATGCCAAGAATGACTGATACAATGGAAACGGGGTTATTGGTAACTTGGTTTGTTAAAGTAGGAGATTATGTAAAGTCGGGTGATATAATTGCTGAAATAGAAACTGATAAAGCCGTTATGGATTTAGAAGTTTGGGAAAGTGGATATATAACCTATATAGGAATAGAAGAAGGTAAAAGAATACCAATTAATAGTATAATAGCTAAAATAGAAAATAATGTCAGATAAATTTAAAGTTGATTTAGAACAACAAAACCCTTTGTATGTAAATACGAAGAAAACATTAGATGCAGTTGGACCGGGTATGTGTTTGGCAAAATGGACACAAGTAACGTTATCGTTGCAAGTTGGACATAACCACTCATGTCACCACCCACGCACTCACGCAATTTCACCGCAAGAGATTGCACGAAACCCATCTGCACTTCATAATACGAGATATAAAAAACTTCGTAGAAAAGAAATGTTAAGTGGTGCAAGACCAACGGAGTGTGATTATTGTTGGGGTGTAGAAGATAATTCAAACATATTTTCTGATAGAATATTTAAATCTTCAGAAAGCTGGTCTTTACCATTTATGGAACAAATTAAAAGTTCTGATTGGAGAGATGATTTTAATCCAAAATATGTTGAGGTTGCATTTAGTAATGCTTGTAATTTCAAATGTTCATATTGTGGACCTGCATACAGCTCTCAATGGGTAGAAGAAATTGAACAATATGGTGCCTATCCTACAACCGATAGATTTAATGATACTCAATATTTGATTGAAGAACACAAAATGCCAATCGCTCAAAAAGACTACAATCCATACGTTGAAGCATTTTGGAAATGGTGGCCTGATTTGTATAGAGATTTACATACTTTTAGAATAACAGGTGGTGAACCATTATTAGCAAAAGATACTTGGAAAGTATTGGATTATATAATTGAACAAAAAAATCCAAATAAACAACTTAAATTGGCATTTAATTCTAACTTAGGTGCACCGGATGTACTTATCGATAAGTTTATTGAAAAAATAAAACGAATTGAAGATGAAGATAGAGCAAGCGAAATTGTAATCTTTACATCGGTAGATACCTGGGGAGAGCAAGCTGATTATATTAGAACGGGATTAGAATTTAATAGATTTTGGGATAACGTAAATAAAATTTTAACAAAATGCCCGAGAGTTATTATTACGTTCATGTCTACCTACAATGCACTAAGTTTATTTAATTATAATAAATTAATTAAAGAAGTATATAACCTAAAAGACATATATGGTAGTTATGATAGATATTGGAATTCAGCAGTATTCTTAGATTCATCTTATTTAAGATATCCTTTACATCAAACTGTACAAGTATTACCTTATGATTTTTCTAAAAAAATATTAGAACAAACTAAGTTGATTACATACTACGCAATTCCTGTATTTGAACCAAAATATATTGGATTCTCTGATATAGAGGTACAAAAATTAAAAAGAATATATGATTGGATGATATCACCACAAGATGCCGGTAAGCAACTTAGAAACCGATACAACTTCCACAAATACTTTACGGAGCATGATAAGAGAAGGGGAACTAATTTTGTAAAAACATTCCCTGAATTGGAAGAATTTTATAATTTTTGTGGAACTATTCAAATTTAAAAATATGAGTTTATTAGTAAAAAAAGAAGAGCCTTGGGTTATCCTACCTGAAAGTAGATATGATATTACGGATAGAAAAATCGATACCTTTATGGATGATGATTTTTCATTATACCTAAAAGTAAAAATATTTCCAGAAACAATGGAATATGGGCAAGAAGGATTTGCATTTGGTAGAAGTGGTAAACATTCTGGATTATCTTTTTATAAAGTAAAAAGTAACGATGGTTTTGATATCACTACATTAATGTGGACTTATTGGTTCACCGATGATACTTTTGTACAATTTCATCACACACTAAATGAATCAGAAGTAAATGATTTTATTGAAGTAGTTGTATTAAATGATGATACTAATTCAAAAACGTTTACAGTATATGTGAATTCAAAATTAGTAGATACAAAAGAATATGTTGAAAAAGATAAACAATCTTATAAATTTGGTGAAATGGGTGGCGGAGGATTTTATCAGTTTGGTAATGGTAATTTTCAAGTGCCGGATATAGCAATGTATTTAGAGTGTGAATTTGATATGTGTTTCTTAATAAAAGGTTTACGTTCATTAAATGAAATGCAATCGATGGCATATGGATATGAAAAAGACTTAGTTGAGTTTTTAGAAGATTTAAGAGTGTTTAGAGATGAAACCCCTTATAAAAAAGATTTAGCATTTTTCTTAGATTTTAAACAACAAAATAGATATAAAGTGTGGGAATTGACTCACAATGGAAATTATTTATCAAAAGCAACTTTAGAAAACATTTATTTTTAAAATGAAAATATTAATTACAGGCGGAGCAGGCTATTTAGGTTCAGTTATGGTTGAACGATTCCTACATGTAGGATATGAAGTTACAGTATTAGATAAACTATTATTTAATCAAACTTCTCTTTTACAATATACATCATATCCTAAATTTAAATTCATATATGGAGATGTTCGTAACGAATCATTATTAGAGCAGTTATGTAAAGAAGCTGATGTGATTATACCATTAGCGGCAATAGTTGGATTTCCTGCTTGTGCAGCAGACCCTAAATTAGCAAAGGAAATTAATTTTGACCAAATCTTTAATATTGTAAGATTTGCTAAAGATAAAAAGATTTTATATCCAAATACAAATAGTGGATATGGAATTGGTATTGGACAAACCGAATGTACCGAAGAATCGCCTCTTACACCGATATCAGTTTATGGACAAACTAAATGTGATGCAGAAAATTTCCTAAGAGCAAACACATCTGCAATTACTTTTAGATTAGCTACTGTATTTGGCGTATCACCAAGAATGAGAACCGACTTGTTAGTAAACGATTTTGTTTACAAAGCAATTACTGATAAATACATTGTGGTGTTTGAAAAGACATTTAAAAGAAATTTTATTCATATTGAAGATGTAGCATCTGCATTTCTTTTTATGATAAATCACTACGATGAATATAAAGGTGAAGTATTTAATGTAGGATTAAGCTCTGCAAACCTTTCAAAGCAGGAACTATTGGAAAAGATACAATCCCATGTAAAGGATTTTGCGGTATCATACAACGATTTTTATGAGGACCCCGATAAAAGAGATTACATCGTATCAAACGCTAAAATAGAAGCGACTGGTTGGTTACCACAATGGGATTTAGATAGAGGTATTAAACAATTGATTCAAGGGTATCAAATGATAGTTCCAAAAATGGGTGCAGAATTCAGAAATGGATTTCCATTAGGATACGCAAATAAAGCATAATATGAGTAACAAGTGGGATGAGTTCCAAATTACTCCATCTAAAAAATTTGGTTATGATGTTCCGATATTTCAACCATCGGTTTATAGAGAATATAGAGGTGAGATATTCACAACATACCATTCGGAAGAACATCCTGTAATGAATCATATACACTATGATAAGAATGAACTTTCTATTCACGGAAGATTTTCTCGTTCTTATAAGGGTGTATTAAGAGGATTGCATTGGGATAAAAAGACATGGAAGTTAGTTCAAGCAGCTGTAGGTGATATTTATTTGGTTGTTTTGGATATGAGAGAGAATTCACCAACTTATGGAGATTGGGAATCATTTATTATAACCGAAAGATTAAGGAATCAGATATTAGTTCCACCGGGGTTTGCAAACGGACACTACGCATTAACTGATTGTATGTTTCATTATAACCTATTTTACAAAGATGGTTATGTGGATGCGGATGAACAATATGTAGTTAAGTGGAATGACCCGGAATTTCAAATGGAATGGCCTACAAATAATCCAATATTACAAAAAAGAGATAGATGAAAAATATAGTGGATATATTTGATAATTTTATTGTAATAAAAAGACCTATTTTTGTTTCTTACAATAGAGAGGAAATAATAGATTTTTTTAATCAAATATTACCATATTTTAATAATGGATATAAATGTTTTTACGCAGAAAACGGAGAACCAATTAATAATGATTATATAAAAAATTTACAAATTATATCCGATATACTTACTTCTAATAATATAAATCCTAATAAATTTGTAATTTTATACGAAAATAATTCAGAATCACATAAAAAATTATTAAAAAATTTAGGATTTGAATATGCACTACATATTCGATGGATTACAGATGCTACTCCAAAAGAATTTTTAGATAATCAATTTTTATCAAATAATTTAGACAAAAAGTTTTTATTCTTAAATAGAAAGTTTAAACATCATAGAGTAGAATTATATCAATATTTAAAAAATGAAAATATACTAAATAATACATATTATTCTGCTAAATGGTTGAATGATAGTAATTTTGAAGAAGATTATGAATCTGAAAAAGTTAGATTACGTGTAGATGTTCACGACCATTTGTTTGAACTATATAATCAATCGTATATCCACATTATAACAGAAACAAAATGTGAAGATGTAATTGAAAATATTGATGTATCTTTTTTTAGTGAAAAAACATTTAGACATTTGGCATTCAATAGACCATTTATAATGGTAGCTGAAAAAAATCATATAAAAACCTTACAATCATTAGGGTTTAAAACATTTCATCCATATATTGATGAGAGTTATGACGGATTGGATTACAATGAGCGAATGAAAAAAATAAAACAAATAATAATTGATTTGAATAAAAAATCAAAAGAAGAATTATTTGAATTATGTAAAAATTGTGAAAATATATTTGAGCATAATAGATTACATTTAATTGAAATTAGTAAATCAATACAAAGTAATATAAAAGAAAGATATCCATATGCTTTACAAGCGATAAATAAATTAATTACAAACTATAAATTTATATGATAAAAAATTTAGAGAAATACCCGATAGTAAGAAATATTGAGCAAACGTCAGAAACCCTAATTGATTTTGAAAACCTAATAGTAAAGCATTGGGAGGAAGGCAAAATCAGAGGACCAATACATTTATCAAATGGAAATGAAGAGCAATTAATTGAAGTATTTAAACGTATCAATCAAAACGATTGGGTATTTAGTACATGGCGTTCTCATTATCATTGTTTACTTAAAGATATTTGTCCTGTTTGGATTGAAGAAGAAATATTGAAAGGTAAATCAATTACATTATGTAACGTTGATGAAAAGTTTTATTCATCAGCTATCGTAGGTGGAACTCTTTCAATAGCATTGGGAGCGGCTATGGGAATTAAGCAAAGTGGAAGCGATGAAAAGGTTTGGGCCTTTATTGGTGATATGAGTTTTGAGAGTGGCATATTTTATGAGGTTCACAAATATGCAAGAAACTTCGATTTACCACTATACTTTGTTGTTGAAGATAATGATGTTTCTACTTACACTCCAACTGAAGCAACTTGGAATAAAAAAAGAGAAGTACCGGAAGATGTAATTTACTATAAATACAAATCAAAATTTCCACATTACGGAACGGGTAAGTGGATTGCATTTTAATATGTTAAAATTTATATACGATAGATACGATTTTAAAAGAAGAAAACCATATCCAAATTTATTTGATAAGGCTATAATCTCATATTATAATCAGCATTCTGAAGATTATAATTATGATATAAATACGCAGAAATTTTTATTAACAACATGCCATTCTGAATTATATGGTAATTTAGTTCACAAAACAAACAATTATATAATTGCACAGGATGGTGTTCCAAATAAAGATGAAAAATATTTTTATCCAATAGAAATATTTGGAAATCATAGAAGAATTTTATTAGGAAATGATTGGAAAACAAAAGATGGTATTAAATATTCAAGTTCATTTAAAACAGGCATATCACAAAAAGTTATAGATTTAGCTAAAGCTGGTAGAATTCAATTTATTATAAATTATTCACACGAACCATTTTCAGATGAATGGTTTATAGAAGAATTTGAAAAAATGGTCAATGAAATGGAACTTAATATGAATATGTTTCATTTTTTTGTGGGTACATCTAATTTATATGAGTTAGTACCAAAAGCAAAGGAATATAATTTTTATTTTGAAGATTCAATAATACAAAGTACTGCAATTAAAATTAAAAATTTAAAATCACAACCAAATTTTACTTTAGGATATAAAACTGAATGGATTGATGATTCTGAAATAGATTTAAATCGTAGTAAATATTTTGTTTGTTTAAATAGAAATTCACAAAAATCATTTAGATATACTTTTGGTTGTTTTTTGGAATCAAAAAATATGTGGGATAAAGTGTATGCCAGTTTTCTAAAAAAATCGGACAATAAAGCATTATATTTAACAGGCGATGAATTATTTGATTTATCTATAAAAAATTCAGAAGAATCTTTCTCTAATAAAATACCAATAGAAGTTGATACACATAGTTCTGAAGATAAGGAATCATTTGAAGTAGCAAAAGCATTTAAAAAAGAAATATATTTAGATTCTTACATATACATAGTTACTGAAACAAATTTTGAAGATGATATTTTTATAACCGAAAAAATTTGCAATCCAATGGCTGTGCTACAACCATTTATTATTTTTGGAGCATATGGTTATTTAAAATATTTACAATCATTAGGATTTAAAACGTTTGATGGGTTTATAGATGAAACGTATGATGATATAAAAGATAATCAAAAAAGATATTTGAAAGTATGTTCAGAAATAGAGAGAATTTCAAACTTGCCAATAGAACAATTACATAGTTGGTACAATTCTATAACTGATATTATGATTCATAATAGAAATCATTTAATATCATTTGCAGATAAAACAATGTTTAGAGATAATTTAGAAAAAATAGAAAAAAAATGGATAAGAAGTACAATAAAATTGTTATAACAGGCTGTAGCGGCTTAGTTGGAATACATTTAGTAAAAAAATGTTTAAATAAAGGATATGACGTAATTGGTGTAGATTTAAAATATTCTGATAATTTACCAATATCAGATAACTTTACTTTCTATGAATTAGATTTAACAAATGAAGAAAACATAAAAAATTTATTTTTTTATGAAACACCAGATGTAGTATTTAATTGTTTTGGTATTAAAGGTTCACCACTAAGAGCAAAAACTAAGCCAGTAGATTTTTTATATCCATCGTTTAAGGCTAATACTGAAATAATTAATCAATGTGCTAAGCACAATATTTGGTTAGTATTCGTAAGTTCAGTTGGCGTTTATGCACCTGCTGAAAAGTTTGTAGAAGATAGTGTTTGGAAAACACTTCCATCGGAAGCAGATTGGTTTCCATCGTGGAGTAAAAGGATGGGTGAAATTCTTTTAGAATCGTATAAGGTTCAATATAATTACGATAATTGGGCTATTATTAGACCAGCAAATATCTTTGGTGAATATGATGATTTTAGTGGTAATGGTACTGTAATTGGAACTCAATGTAAAAAAATATTTGAAGCAACAAATGAGATTGAAGCATGGGGGGATGGTACACCTATCAGAGATTTTGTATATGCCGGCGATGTAGCTGATGCTATTTTAGAACTATATGAACGTGATTTACATACTACAATTAACTTTGGAGCGGGTGAAGAAATTACTATTAAATCTATGATTGAACAACTGATAGAAATTAGTGGAAAGGATATATCTATAAAATGGGATACATCTAAACCAAACGGAGATATGCGTAGACAGATGGATACCACAAAGCAATCTGAAATTGGATTATTACCAAAATTAGGGTTCAAAGAAGCATTGAGAAAAACATACAATCATTATATTAGTGGAAAATAAGTTACATATTGTTACATCGGGTTGTTCATTCACTCACAATTATAGAATGAATATATCTTTGCCAGAAATGGAAGATAGGTGGAAAAATGACCCGAAGGAAGATTATACCTGGTTTCATTGGTTATGGAGAAAGTTGGATAAGGATGCCGAATTTCATAACTATGGTACTATTACAAACGATAATAAAACAATTTGTCGTTCCATATTCTATAAGGTAAATGATTTGATTTTTAATCAAAATGTAAATCCAAAAGATATCATTGTAATTGCACAATGGACTACATTGACTAGGAATTCATTTTTCATTTCACCATCAAAGTATAAAGAAAATCCAAAAAATGATTTAACAAAATTGTGGTTAGAAAAAAATGATTCTCACCCACACACCAACGATTTTATAAAATTTGACGAAAAAGAATATTGTTATCAGCATGGGTATTACTATCTAACCGGTGGATATAATCTAACAAACCATCCTGGCAAAGTTGATGAATTTTGTTCACACTACTTAGACAGTGTAATGTCAAAAGAGGAAAGATATATAGATTGGTTTGATTCGCTGATTGGATTGTTGAGTTGGTTAGAGAAAGTCGGCGTTACTAAATTCTATTCATTTAATATGAATAATAATTTTTCAAAACCGGCATTAGAAGCAAAAACGCCGCCATTTCATATTTGGGATAATCCAAAATTTGGGACTCCGTATCAGCAAATGATAGAGCAAAAAAAAGTTGAAAATACTTGGGGTAGTGGTTTAATGATATATGATAATCCATATGTAAAAATGTATTCTGATAGAATAGATTTTGATAAATACTTTTGGTTTTTTGAAGAAAATTCCGTACATTCGTATGGAGGAATTATAGAATGGAGCATTAGAAACTTTGACTATAATTTATCAGATGGTAATTATAATTTACCAAAAGTATTGTGGAGAGAGATGAACGGAATGAGTATAGATGCACAAAAACAATATTTGGAAAAAAGTTGGTATGGACATACATCATCTATATTAACTCATAAATTTGTAAATGATGTAGTTTTAAATTGGGAAATTTTTAAATAAAAAATATGAAAAGAACAGACAAAATTTTAGTTACAGGCGCAAGTGGATTTATTGGTTCACGATTATTAAAAATGTTATATGAAAATGGATATACTAATTTAAGAGCAACTACATTTGCTAGAGACTTAAGAAATGATTTTTCAGGTACACAATTTGTAGAACATATAAAAGGAGATTTACAAACTGCTGAATTTTGTGAAAAAGTTGTAAAAGATATTGATGTAGTATTCCATTGTGCAGCAAATACATCAAATGCATTGGATACAAAAGTAAATCCTCTTATACACGTTACGGCTAATGTTGAAATGAATGTAAACTTAATGGAGCAAGCTTGGAAAAACAAAGTTCGTAAGTTTATGTATATTTCATCAAATACAGTTTATCCTGATTTAGGTTCTGAATTTTGTTATGAAGATGAAAATTGTCAAACACCAAACATATTTCCTGTTTATAAAGCGGTTGGTAATATGAAACGTTATGGCGAAACACTTTGTGATTTCTTATCAAACCATATTCATACTCCAATGCAGTGTGTAATTATCAGACCTTCAAATGCGTTTGGACCTAATGATAAATATGATTATGAAAAGTGCCACGTTACTCCCGCAAATATCCGCAAGGTAGCGGATGGATTAAACCCAATTCCAGTATGGGGTGATGGTAGTGAGATTAGAGATGTTATTCACGTTGATGATATGGTTAGTGGATTCATATGTGTAGCTGAAAACGTAGATACATATGATGTTTACAATGTATGCTATGGGCAAGGATACTCTGTAAATGAAGTATTGAATACTATAAAAGAAATTGAAGGTAATACAAATCCCATAGAATATGTTAACAACAAAGCTCCAATGATTCCCGTTAGATTACTTTCTAATGATAAACTTCGTAAGTTGGGATGGAAACCTAAATATGATTTAAGAAGTGGATTAGAAGATGCGTTAAAGTGGTACAAAGAACATAAAAACGAATTTAATCCAAATTCAAAACCTTAATGGATAGTAAGGAGGATATACTTAAAAAATACGTTTGTGAGATGCCATTTATGTACAGCGATGTACAATGGACATCTCAATTCGTATGCTGTCCTTCTTGGGCACCACAAAGTATCAGAGTTGATGTTAATGGAAATGAAAGCTGGTTTCCGGTAAACGAAACCGATGATGTAATGCGGAATTGGACATCAGTTCCGGCTCAAAATATTCGTAAATCGGTTTTAGATGGTACTTACAAATATTGTGACCACAAAATATGTCCGAGATTAAATGAATTAATAAACACAGGCAGAAAACCATATTTGTTTAGAGAAATAGATGAGTTTAGAGAGGTTTACAATATTCATACCGAAGAAGATATTATAAACTATAAAACGCCGCCTGAAGAGATTCTATTTGGATTCGATAGAAGTTGCAATTTAAGATGTCCATCTTGTAGAGTTAATTTAATTCCAAACGATGATTTAGAATCACCACAACATAAAGCAAAATTACATTTATTAAAATCGATTGAAGATAATTTTGCAAGTAATTTAAAAAGAATTATGGTTACAGGTAGTGGTGACCCATTCTATTCAAAAATTTATAGAGATTATTTGATAAACTTTGATATAACAAAGTATCCCAATTTAGAACAATTACAAATAATTACAAATGGTAATTTATTGGATGAAAAGTTGTGGAATCAGATGAAAGCAAGCCCATACATTAAAACTATTGAAATTAGTATTGATGCGGGTACAAAGGATACATATGAAAATAAAACGAGATTAAATGGTAATTGGGATAGATTAATAAATAATTTAAAATTTCTATCAACTCGAGATACAATAGATGAATTTATATGTTCAATGGTAGTTAGTAAGCACAACTATAAAGAAATGTATTTGTTTTATGAGATAATAACAGATATATTTAAAGAATCTACATTTGAATTGGTTATAAATTATAGACAGTTGGTAGATTGGGGAACATATCCATTTGATACTTTAAAAGAATTACAAGTATTCAATGAAGAGCACGAATTATTCAATGAGTTTTTAGAAGAAGTAAATAAAATACATAATAAGAAATTTGTAAACCACAATTTTCATCATTTAATTAAATAATATGAGCGCACCACAATATTCACCATACAAAGATGCATTGACAAAATCGATGCTAACTTTAGCACAAATGGATGATACAATTTTTATTGGGCAACAAATAGTTTATGCCGGAAATCCTATGAGTACAACATTAGGAGATGTACCAAAGGAAAAAATGATTGAAGTACCTGTTATGGAAGAAACACAAATGGGTATGACTTTGGGATTAGCTATGACTGGTAAAAGAGTAATTACATTTTATCCTCGTTGGGATTTTATAGTTTCAGCAGCAAATCAAATGATAAACCATTTGGATAAATTTGAAATTATGACCGGTAAGAAGCCAAATGTAATTATAAGATTAGGTAAAGGCTCAGATAAACCATTAGACCCGGGCCATCAACATAAAGGTAATTATATTGAAGAGTTTAAATCCTTATGTAAAAATATAGAATTTCACGATTTGAAAACACCATATGATATTGAATTAGCATATACTTATGTTATGAAAGAGGGCGGTATTCATTGTTTAGTAGAATATCCAGAACTATATTATCAAAATTAATATTATGAAAAAGCTATTAAAAAAAATTCCAATTATTTCTTTTTTTATAAAAAAGTATGAAGAAAGACAATCTAAAAAACGAATTCAAAAAAAGTTAGAGGAGCTTAAAAAAAGAGACCCTTTTGTTTATAAATCATTTTAATTATGAAGAAGTTATGCTTCGTTCATTATAGGAAAGATTCCGAAGGAAAATACTATTTTAAAGATGCAGAACCAAAATCAGATTTTAACGAATTGATTGGTTCTTTTTGTTTATTTACTGTATTTGATTTGATTAAATTGGATTCAATAAATTCTGAAACATCTTTATTTATTTCATTTCAATCAATAGATTTTTCAGTGCCATCATTTTGGGAAACTTTAAATGATAAATTAAAATCAATTAAAGTTAAAAATATATTTTATGATTTAGCTACATATGATAATCAAGAAATAGCTGAATCAAATATGGATTTACTTTCCAATTTAATAGATGTTGAAAGTTTTATAATAAGTAAAAATATAATTTCAAAAAGAAATAATCACCTTTGGTTTGAAGAATTATTTTTTCATTACGTTAAGCCTGATAGCTTAATACCATTGAATATATTAGCATTTAAACGAGTTGAAGATACTACATACCGTATACTAAGAAAGTTTAAGGGTATGTTTTATGCTGGCCATAATAGAATACATAAATTAGAATTTTTAAATCATTTATATACAAATGATTATTTAAAAGATTTTATATGGTCATCAACAGGTCCGGATTATGAGCCAGATTTATTTAACGAATTTGTACCGCTAAAATTTCAAGAGTATTATAAAACGCTAGATATTATTAAATTATTACCCCATTTAAACGATTATGAAACGTATGAAGATTATAGAGATAGAGCAAACGCTTATAACTTTGTTTCATATTTGGATTCATATTTCGATGTAGCAGCTGAAACACGATTTTATCATATACAACGTTCTTCGGGAGCAACAAATACTCAATTAAGTTGGAATAATATTTCTGAAAAAATAATGAAACCAACGTTGATGGGGCATCCATTTATATTACTATCAAAGCCAAATACTATATCTACATTAGAATCTATGGGATTAAAGTATAATTTTGATTTTTGGAAATATGAATACGATTCTATTTTAGATGATTCTGAAAGAATGAAATCTATATTAGAATTTACGGATAGTGTTATGAAACTATCTAAAAAGGAATTAAAACAATTTAAGACAGAATATAATCATTATACCGCAGGAAACTTTAATCAAATGGTTAAAGAGATATATCCACAAAGTATTTTAAGTATTTACAATAAAGCATAATGAAGCATATAGTAGCTAGTGGTTGTTCATTTACTAGACAGGCACAACGAATAAATTTAGAAGGAAACGATAGTGATTTTCTATCAGATTGGATAGAAATGTGGCGTTGGCCTCATTGGATTAAGAATTTGTATGATGCAGAAGTGTATAATATGGGTAGCGCTACACATGATAATTGGTCGATTGCCAGAACTACAATTTATAAAATAGAAAAATTAATAGAAAGTGGTGTAAATATAAAGGATATATGCGCCATAATCCAATGGTCAGCTTGGACTAGAGAATCATTCTATGTTTCTCCATCTAAAATGCAAGATTTGAATATTGTTATAGAAAATAAAACAAATCATTCTCATGCACATATTACCGATTGGATAGATTCAAAAAACTATAATGCTGAATACGGATATTGGATATTGACGGGTGGTTTCAATTTAGACCATATTGAAAATAAAGCTAAGAAATTTTTACCATCATATTTTGAATATATAAAATCAGTTGAACAATCTTTCATAAATCATTTGGAAGCAAAACTTTATTTAGAAAATTATTTAAAAAATAAAGGAATAGAATGGTTTTCATTTGATATTCAAAATCAATTTTCAAAAAGTTATACGGTTACCGCTGGATATGGATTCCCAAATTACAGAGAAACTGAAAATGAAAAATTTTCAGAAGCAATATTGGATAGAAAATATATACCAAATACTTGGGAAGATGATTTAAATTATACTCATTCTGATAATCCATACATCCACTATTTAATATCTTTAGTTAATACCAATCATTGGTTCTATAAAGAAGATGGTATTACTAAGTATGGTGGACAAATTGAATGGGCCATTCGCAACTTTGATTTAAAAAAAGAATTCTATTTAGTAGAGAATATAAATGATAGGGGTAAACTTATGAGTAACTTATTATTTATGGAACATTGTGATGGAAAAAAATGTATTACATTGGATGATATAAAAAACTATATGGATAATGAATGGTATTTAGGACACGTTTCATCTTATATGAATAGACGTTTTGTAAATGAGGTATTATCATCATTTTTAAAGAAAAATGGAATTAATAAAAAATTAATATAATATGAAATTAATTTTTGGATATGATGTAATGACTTATAATGGAGAACAACCCAATTGTTTGAATCCAAAGTTTTTACCAACAATACATAAAGCATCCGATTTTAAATTTGACCAATCAGACGCATATTTTAGACAAAGGTGGCAATCGGATTGGCCGGTATATAATAGTAATTATTTATGGGAATTCATAGAAAGAAAATCCGTATATGAAATTATTTGGGATAGAGAGAAGAATGGTAAGGGCTATGAATGGTTTTATGTAATAGAACCATTTGGTAATATTGAGCAATTTTTTGGAAATTATAGTGATGTACATTATCAATTCGCTTTAGAATTTATGTCTCAAAAAGCAATAGATGAAATTAAAAATTGGAATGGAAACGTTTTAATAAGTTATATCATAGATGGTGGGTTAGGAATTACTAAGAAAAATTTTGAAAAAATATTTGAATTTTTTAAGAAGCATGAAATACCCGAAGAAAAAATATTCTTAGTATTTCAGGATTTCAAATTACCAAAAAACATTAAAAAATTAGGATACAACTATAATGTATTAGATTATAATCAAGCACTAATAGCAAAATCGCAAGAATTTTTTAATACACTAAACAATCCAAATTTTTCATATTGGAAAGAAGATAATCACGAACCACAAGTAGGTAAAATTAAACCACGAAAAAACACAGTAGTTACTTATGAAGAGTTTGAAAAATCAATAGGTTCTGAAAAAAAAGATTTTTTATTTTTATGTAGACATTGGAAAGAGCACAGAATATCTATTTTATATAATTTGTATAAATTGGGGTTAGATAAAAGTTTAGTTAGTTGGGATAATAAATTTTACAATGAAAACTTTATAAGAGAAAGAATAAATAGATGGAATGATGAAGAATTTATTTCCTTAATAAAAAACGAATCAAAGCATTTGGATATTGATGATTTAACTAAAATCGCCGGATATGGGTTTGAAGATAAAGGTATTTATTTAAATTCTTATTTAAGTATTGTAACCGAATCTATATTTTTTCAAATAAGAAATAATCCTAATAACGAACCAGAAGCTGAATTTCCAACAGGTTATCTAAGTGAAAAGATTTGGAAACCAATTGGGCATTGTCAACCATTTATATTAGCTGGTCCTGCGAAATCGTTGGAGTATATTAAATCATTAGGATTTAAAACATTTTCACCATTTATAGATGAAAGTTATGATAATTGTATCGATGATGATAAACGACTTAATTTGATTTTGGAAGAAATAATTAAATTTTCACAAAAAGCAAAAGAAGAAAAAGATGAATTTTTAAATAATGTGAAAGAAATATGTGAATATAATCAAAAATTATTTTTAGATTTTTCGATAAATCATAAAAGAATGCAAGGTGGTATAGTAACTTTTTTACTAAAAAATACTGATAACCTTATTTAAGAATATTTATATACAAATAAAAAGAGATTGTGGATAAACCAGAAGTTAAAAAAACCATAGTTGTATATTCAGGCCGTTTTCAACCTTTTCATAAAGGACATTACGCTGCATATCAAAAATTAGTGTCTAAATTTGGCGCTAATAATGTTTATATTGGTACATCTGATAAAACCGATTCTGGCAAATCTCCATTTAATTTTAAAGAGAAGGTTGTTATAATGGGTAAAATGTTTGGTATTCCGCCAAGCAAAATAGTTAAAGTATCAAACCCATACGCTCCAAAGGAAATACTTGCTAAATATGATGGTAAAACAACACAATATATAGCAGCAGTAGGAGAAAAAGATGCGAGTAGATTAGCTGGTAAATATTTTAAACCATATAAAGGTAAGGCTGGATACGGATATGATGAAATTGGTTATACTTATATTATACCATCCGACCCGAACCCAATTAGTGGAACTGATGTAAGAAAATGGTTAAGTTCGGATAATGCTGAAAAGCTATTTTTGAAAGCATATCCAAAATTCGATAAAGAAATTTATAAAATGATAACTAACAAACTGATTAAAGAAGAATTTATAAAAGGTTATCCATCTAAAGAAGATGTTAAGAAGATACAAAAGAAAAACGATGATATTCGTTCAGTAGCAACTACTGATGATTCATATGTATATGACCCTATCGCTGAACAAATAGCAAAATTAGTATTTGAAGCTGATAATTTTATAGAAGAATATTTCTTAGAAGAAGAACCAAATCCTGTAATGGATAAGGAAATTACATACACTTCTTCCAATGGAAAGAAAAAGAAAATTACTGTTAGAGGTGCATTACGATTACCAAAAGACCACGAAGCACATATTCAAGCAGCTAAATTAGTTGGACCAAATGATGCTCCTGCTAATGAACCAAAAGGAAAGGCCGCAACTCAAGCAGATAAACCAGCAGCTCCGGGTCAACCTGTTAAGAAAGGACAAACCGCACAAGGTAAAGCAGATGCTAAACCTAAAGGAGATGGTGCCGAAAAAGGTGGAGAAAAGCAAGCCCCGCCGCCTGAGCAAAAATTAAGTGGTGCTGAATTAAAATCGGATGCTGAAAAGAGAGCAAGTGGAGAAGAGACAAAAGAAACAGACAAAGAAAAGAAAGAAAGAGAATTTAAAGAGGGTATAAATAACCAAATTAAAAAAGAAAAAGAAGGATTATCTCACGAAGAAAATAAAGTTTACGAATTTTTAGATGGAATATCCGATGAGGATAAAGCTGCAGCAATTGATGATGCTTTAAATAAAAGAAATATCATTCAAAAAATTGCACAAGATACAATGATTGGCGGTTGGATTGCTAAAAAGGGAAAACAACTAAAAGATACAGCTGAAGGTATTTCCTCATTTGTAAGAACGGGTAAAACCGGAATGACAGAAGATTGTAGCGGAACTCCAGCAGGCCCACACGCTAAAAGCGGTTGGTCTATGAACGAAGATGCAAACGATAGACAAAATTATCTTTCATCATTGGGTAAAGATGGCAAGCAAAAAGAAAAACCAAAAAAACCTAAAGATAAAAGCAATTGTAAAGAAGTTCACTACACCGATTATCAAAAGCGTGATGAAAATGGTAAAAAGGTTTATAAAGAAGAACCAGCGTATAAGCAAGGAGCAGGTAAACCAGACCCTAAAGATTTAAAAGATGGTGCATACTATGGTGGACTTGGAACTGGCTATATAGGCCCTAGAAAAGCTGGAAATGAATATGGTAATGTTTCTAAAGAAGATGCGTTTAAAGCAAATGAATTAGATTCTGAAACCGGATTCTTTAAAAGAGATGATAAGTATTACGATAAAGATGGATTGGAGGTTGATAAAAAGGGAAATAGTTTAGGTGCAGATGGAAAGCCAACACAGGAAACAAAATTAAAACTTTGGCCTTTACCACCAAAAAGAGTTCCAAAAACAAACAAAATTCCTGAATACGAAGATGATTTATCACCAGAACAAAAACATTTGGCACACGAATCACACCATAAATCGCACGAACAAAATCATGCAATTGCACACACTGTTATGGAGGCAGCAGCAGTAGTTGGTGGTGCGGTATATGGACCTGCTATATTAGGTAAAATGGGTATAGGTGCAGCAGCTGGTGGACACGCCGGAGGACATGGTGCAGCAGAATTAGCAAAACATATTGCAAAAGATGCTGCAAAACATGCTACTATGGAAATAATGGGAATGAGAAACATAGGTGGTATGGCTGGTGCAGGATTGGGGGCAAGTGCTGTAACGGGTGGATTGTTGGAAGGACTCATAAAAGAAATGAGTTTATTATCAGAAGCTGATGAAGAAGAATTTAATAAAAAGTTTTTCTTAAAGTTAATTAAAATGCAAGCCGAAGCTCTGAAAAATTACAAAATGACTCCCGAACAAAAGTTGGAGAGTTTAATTACATATAAGTTATCTAAAGAAAAAAAAGAACAAGATAATAAAAAACAAAATTTATTAAACTTAATAAAAACAGAAGATATTAATGTAGATGTTGATAAAGGAGATACTGTTTTGATGGGTAAGTTTAAAAATAAAAAAGTAGATATAAAAGATATCGGAACTGATGACCACGGAATGCCAACAATCAATGGTAAGCAAGCAACCACATTCAGAAAAATAAATGAAATCAATAAAGGATTCTTTAAAGGTAAAATTAAAATAGGTGGCCAACCTGTTGATGTAGAAGTTGAATTAGTAGGAGCAGATAATAAAAATAGAGAGTTTGTTACCAAAGTAATTGGTATAGATAAAAAATATCAAAGTAAATTACCAATAGGTTCTACATTACCAATACCTTCAAAAGTATTTCGTTGGGGCGGTTGGGTTAAGATAAAAGTTCCATCAGCATTTAATGAAGTAGGACATGGAGACTGGCATTATAAAGCGATTATGAAAATGTGGGATAAAGCTGGTTCATTTGGTAGAAAGAAAATTGGAGCAGCTGTATGTGCAGACCCAAATGCAAATAGAAGAGAAGTAGAGAGAAGTTTGAGAGATACAGACTATGAAGAAATAACCGATATGTCTGTTAAGTTGGGATTATTAAAAGAAGAAGTTCCAGCTCCGGAGCAAAAAAAAAGTAAAGCTCAAATCATAGGTGAATTTATTAAATTCGCAAAAGATAGATTATCTTTAAACCGATTACCATTTCAAATAAAATTAATAAAGGATAACGAATTTGCTACTACATTTAAATCGTATGGTGGGTATGACCCAAATACAGATGAAATTTATGTGTATGTATCAAATAGAAGTATGCCTGATATTCTTAGAACATTAGCGCATGAGTTGGTTCATCTTAAACAAAGACAAGATGGTGT